TTGGGGGGGGGGGGGGTTTGCCCCGGCCGGTGGGGTGATCAGGCGGGGGTGGACGCGAAGGCGGCGAGCGCCTCGGCGTAGTCCTGCTCGGCCTTCGCGAGCTCGTCCCGGGCGCGGAGCGCCTCGGCGTACTCGGTGGCGGTGCCCTCAGCCTCGCGGGCCTCGAACATGCGGGCGGACGCCTCGAACATCTCGGTGAGGGCGAGCTCGGCGGGGGTGGCGGCGGGGGCGGTGGCGTTCATCGTGGACTCCTCGGGTGTCTCTCGGTCGGTGTGTTCACACTGTAGCACAGTCTGAGCACACTAGGTCAAGTCGTCACCCTGCGAGCTGGGTCACAGCTTGTCGTTCAGCCGGAACTTCGTCCATCGCCGCTCACCCTCACGGATCACGACGCCCTCCATCTCCAGCAGGCGCCACACGTCATAGACGACATCCGGCTTGAGACCGAGCTCCTGCCTGACCTGCCTCGTCGTCAGCCTCGCAGCGAGGTCACCGCCGAACAGGTCGATCACGCTCTCCCGCGCCGCCTCAGCCTCCGCGAGGTTCACGAGCTTCTGCTCCTGCGCGTCCGTCGACCCGACGACGACGAGCGACCCGTTCGGCGACTCGACCGTGATCGAGGTCCGCCCCTCCGTCCGGCTGTCGATCATCACGTCCGCGGCGATCTGCTCCTTGTCCCGCGTCGACGCCGCCCGGACCGCGCCCGGCCGATCCTTCTTCACGATCAGCCGGACCATCCCGAGCGCCCCCGGCATCGGCCGGTCGATCGGATCCGCCCTCAGCGAGGCACCCTGGATCATCGCCGTCTTGTGCTGAGAACCGATCGGCGAGGAGTCCGCCCCGCCACCCTTCGTCGTGTGGTCGATGACGATGACCGTCGTCCGGCTCCCGCGCGTCAGCGACTTGAGCCAGCCCGTGATCACGTCGGTGCCCATCGCGTCGTTCGTGTCGAGCCCGTGGAGGCCGTAGAGGACCGTCATGCCGTCGACGATCACGAGGGTCGGGTCGAACTTGTCGATCAGCCCCTTGAACACGTTCGCCGAGAGGCGCCCCTCATCCGTCGCATCCGGCTTCCCCCAGCGGGTCCTCTGCATCGGCGCGATCGGAGACTCCGGACGAACGTACCGGAAGAGCATCTTGAGATCCTCGACCGGCGCCCCGAGAGCCTGGAGCCGGGCGATCGTGCTCACCGGATCATCCTCCAGGTCGAGGTACATCACGCGCTCGCCCAGCTTCATCTCCTGCACCCCGGCGTAGAGCGCGATCCACGACTTCGCCGACTCCGACGCGCCGTAGAGGCTGTTCACCTTCCCCGCGTAGAACAGCGCCTGCCCGTCCGTCCGACGAAGCACCTTCGGCTCCGGCGGAGTCACCTCGCCGCGGAGGTACGGGCCGAGGTCGACCGAGGACCACGTCGACACGCGCTCCTCCAGCGGGTCCCTCTCGCGCTCCTCATCGACCGCACTGTCCGGGAGGTCGTCCTCGCCGTCCTCAGCGGGCTCGGACGGCGTGAAGTCCAGATCCACGTCCACGTCCCGATGCACCGTCTCCGGGACGAAGCCGCTCAGCGACTCGACCTCCGAGCGGAGACGCTTGAGCGCGTCCGCGTGGTCCTGCCCGATGACCTCGACGAGGCTCGGGAAGCCGGACACGCGGCCGCCCTCGTTGATCCGGCGGATGGTCGTCCCGACCACCTCGTCGACGCGAGTCTGCGGCCCGTCCTCGTCGTGCGTCGCCTCCGCGAGGGCCGAGACGAGCACGCTCAGGTTCCGCTCCCAATACGGATGCACCCCCTCGCCGTACCGAAGGAGCCAGCCCGCGAGGTGGAGGTACGCCTCGTGCCGACCGCCCTGCTTCGGCCACTTGTCGAGGAGAACCGCTGCCATAGCCGTGAGCGCGACCTGGATCGAGAGGACCCGGCCGTCGACGCGCTGAGGACCCGCCTCGCCGCCCCACGGCTCACCCTCCCAGCGGTAGAACTCCCCGGACGGATGCACGCTGTGCGGGATGACCGTCTGCGCGCCCGTGCTCCTCAGCTCGATGATCACCGAGCCGTCCGGCATCTTGTACTGCCGGGTGCTCGGGAGGTCGTCCGTAGGCTCCGCGACGAACCACTTGTGCGACCTCGCCCGGCCCGCGCGACCCGTCTCCATCGCCGTCGGCGGGATGAGGATGTCCCTCAGCCGGAGCGCGAGGGTGCTGTCGAAGTCCACGTCCACGAGGCCCCCGCTCGGCGACCCGAGGAGGAGTCCGATGTCCCCGGCCCCCGCCTCGCGCGCCGCGTCGAAGTGCTCCCGCACCTCCGCCTCGCCCTTCTCCTGCCAGCGCTGGTTCTGCCAGCCGCCGCCGTACGGCCGCTTGCTCCCTCCCTGGATCGGGACGGGGCTATACCCCTGGGCTACGGCCTCCACGGCCGTCTGCGTGCTATTCTGCTCTCGATCTTCCACGATCAGCGTTCTCCCTCGTCGGTGTACTGAACCGCCTCGGCCCTCCCCGGCCGGGGCGGTTCTTCGTTTCTGCTCAGCGGTCGCCGTAGACGAGCTCGACGCGGGGGAGGTCGATCTTCCCCTCGCTGTAGCCCTCGACGAGGGTGTTCATGAGCTGGCTCATGCTCACCCCGTCACGGGTCGCCCGCTTCTTCGCCTTCTCCCAGACGGCATCGCCGATACGGGTCGTCCGCGTCGGGCTTCCGCCCGCCTGTCGGTTCCGGGTGCGGATCGGCCGCACCGTGGTGTCCTGCTCCATGTCTCCTCCTTGGGGTGTTCCTCCTGTCCAACCTCGGGCTGGTGTGCTCACAGTGTACTACAGGGTCACAGCGCGCCTATGTCCGTCAGCCCCCAGCGGGTGCCGACCTCACAGTCCGCGATCAGCGGGACGTCGAACTCGCACCCCATCCTCTCCAGGACGTGCGGGACCTCCGTCTCCATCGCCGCCTTGCACGCCGCCGCGACCTCCTCCCAGCGGGACGCCTCGATCTCGACGAGGATCGAGTCGTGCACCGTCCCGACGAGTCGCGCGCCCGGGACCGGGTCGACCCCCGAGAGCGTCCCCTCGATGCACGCCGCGGCGATCTGCATGATGTCGCTCGCGAACCCCTGCACCGGGCTGTTGATCGCCTGCCGCTCCGCGGCCCCCGCGACCCGATCGTTCCCGTCCCACACGTCCGGGACACGCCGCACACGGCCGATCGGCGAGACCACCTGACCCTCCTCATGAGCCCGGACGACGGCACGGCCGTGCCACTCCCGGATCCCCTCCCACATCTCGAAGAACGCCGCGTGCACCTGCGCCGCCTCCTGCTCAGTGAAGTGCACCCCATAGGTGTCCTCGGCGTAGTCCCGGAATCCCGTCGCGCCCATCCCGTAGAGGAGCCCGAAGTTCGCCGCCTTCCCCTGCTGACGCTCCTCCTTCGTCACGTCCTCCGGGTCCTTCGCGTTGATCCTCGCAGCGATCAGCCGGTGGAGATCCTCACCCCGCTTGAAGGCGTTGATCATCGGCGCGCACCGGGAGATGAAGGCGGCGACCCTCAGCTCGATCTGCGAGTAGTCGAGCTCCGCGAGGTAGTAGCCGGGCGACGGCGTGAACGCGGGCTTGAGCGCCTTCGTGACCTGTTGCATGTTCGGATCCGACGAGGAGAGGCGCCCCGTGAGCACGCTCCCCGCGTTGTAGGTCGCGTGGATCGTCCCCTCAGCGCTGACCTTGTCGAGCCAGGCGCGGAGGTACTCCAGCCGCTTCACCGCGCCCCGGTAGGTGAGGAGCCGCTCCGCGACCTCCGAGCCCGCGCGAGCCTGCTTCCCGAGCACCTTCTTCGACCACTGCGGCGCCCCGCCCGGCGTGAGCGCCGCGACGCGAAGGTCCCCGTTCTCGACGGCGAGCTCGGTCCAGCGCTTGAACCACTTCGCCGTCGGCGCGAAGCTCACCGGGATCTCCTCCAGATCCTCGCTCACGTACCGGCCGACGATCGCCGCGTACGCCTCATCCCGCGCCGCCTCCTCCTCAGCGATCCGCGCCTCCGTCCACTCGATGTCGAGGTGAAGGCCGCGCTGTTCCATCGAGGTCAGCGTCGCCGTCGTCGGCATCGCGACGTTCACCGCGAGGTCGCCCAGCCTCGCCTCGATGATCTCCTCCCCGAAGAGGTCGTCGTCGTAGCGGGGGAGCATCCGGGCGCGGTGCGCGGCGAGGAGCCGCCAGGTCCAGTAGGTGTCCCGCGCCGCGTACATCCCGAGCTTGATGAGCGGCTCCTCCTCAGCGGCGCCCGGGTGGTGGAGGTCGACGTCGTCCCAGCGCGGCACCCCGAAGGTGTCCGGCGCCCGCTCCTTGAGCCGCGTGCTCGCGTTCTCGTCGAGCAGGTGCGAGGAGATCCGCGTGTCCCAGAGCGGGGAGTGCGAGAGGTCGACCCCGGTCATCGCGAACATCCACCGGTGGTCGAACTTCACGTTGTGCCCGACGAGGAGTGCGCCGCTGTCCCGCATCGCCTTCGCGAGGAGCGTCGCCACCTTCCGCCAGGACCCGAGCCAGGACGACTCCGGGTGGCTCAGCGGGACGAGGAACGTCGACGGCTCACCCTCCAGGTCCCCCTCCTCGGTGTAGCGGGGGAGCGTGAAGGAGACGAGGACGATGCGCGCCGCGACGCCGCCGTTGCTCCGCCCGCCCGTGACCGCGTGCTCGTCGAGGCCCGTCGTCTCCAGGTCGTAGACGATCGTCGTCGACGCGGCGAGCTCCCCGAGGAGGTGCCGGAGGTCTGCCTTCTCCAGCACCCAGCTCACGGTGTGCGGGTCGAAGGTGTCTCCGGGCTCGGTTGGTGCCGAGACGGGGGAGGGGTGGAGGGAGAGGTCGGTGGTCACGGTCAGGGCTCCTCGTGGTCGTGCTGGTCGGTGTCGAGTGCGTGATGCCAGGTGAGGACGAGGGCGCGCGTCTGGCCGTCCTCTGTCCACTCGATGAGGGCGTGGTGCCTCGCGGCGGCGATCGTCACGGTCGGTCGGTACTGAGCGAGGCCGCGCTCTCGGATCACGCGCTGACAGTAGCGCCGGATCGGCCGCTCTCGATGCCCGCGCGACTGGACGTAGGCGGCGACCCCGGCCCAGACGGTGATCGCGAGGGCGAGAAAGACCGCGGCGAAGGCGAACTCGGTGTCCATCACAGGGTCACCTCCCGGCCGTACTGCGCGCCGATCGCGAGGGAGCGGGGGGACGAGAGATTCATGGGTGCCTCCTCGGCGGCTGTCCGGGGCGGCTCCCCGGGCTGTGCTCAGACTGTAACACACTCTCACAGCACCCCGCCACTTCTATGTTCCCCAGACATAGGTTCTATATAGACGCGGCCCACCCCGCCCCTCTATGCCCTATGTCCCTATGTCCCCTATACCTTCGGTATAGGGACATAGGACATAGGCGCATAGAGGCAGGGGCCCGGGACATAGACCAGGCATAGAAAAGGGGGCCGATCCGAAGACCGACCCCCTGAGCCCCTCGACGTTCCGACGACGACCCCCGGGTTAGGAGTGTCCGCCGAGGGGAAGCTCAGCCGCGAGGATACCCCTCGTCGCCCTCCTCGGGCTCGTTCAGCGTCCGCTGCCGATACGGCTCCGAACCCTCAGAGCTCTCCAGGCCGCTCTGAGCGCCCAGAATCGGCTCGGGGTCCTCGGGTACCGGCGAGGGGGTGTTCGTCCCGTCCTGGCCCCGTTCCGGCTCATCCTGACCCGTAGCACGGCTCGACGCCTCCTCCAGACGACGCCACGCGCCCGGCATGAGCGAGTAGACGGTCTGCGCGATGCCCACGATCGTCGCCGCCACCAGGATCCACGTGATGAGCTGTTCCGCGAGCGGACCGCCCGCACCGAGCACCACGATCACGACGGCCGCCGCCACCGACAGCGCGATCGGGATCGCCCGCTTCGCCCACGCCGGCATCCCCGCGTGCTTGAGCAACGCCGTCACCGCGGGGACGATCACGCCCGTCGCGATCAGCGCGAGGGCCGTCCCCACCTCAGCCGGGAGCCCCAGCAGTTCCATGTCCATCGTCTGTCCTTTCGTCACGCGGCCGCAGCAGGCGGCCACACCTCGACGGTCTCCTGCTCGCGCAGAAGCCCGATCGCCGACGGGGGAGGCTCGGTCGCCTCCGGGTCCTCCGGCGCCTCCGGCTCAGGGTCCCCCGTCGCGACCTCGCGGCACACGCCGCCGTCCTCGGTCTCGCCGTCGGTGTACGTCACGTCCCAGCGGCCGTCCTCACCGCACACCAGCGAGGCGACGCCGCGACCATCCTTCCCGTCGGCCCCGGGCGCCCCGTCCTTGCCGTCAGCGCCCGCCGGTCCGCGCTCACCCTGTGGGCCGCGCTCCCCGGCCGCGCCGCGCTCACCCTGGGGACCCTGCGCCCCGGTGTCACCCTTCGAGCCGTCCGCGCCGCGCGCCCCCGGCGCCCCGCCCTCGCCCTTCGGACCGACCGGGCCCAGCTCACCATCCGAGCCCGCCGCGCCAACATCACCCTTCTCGCCCGGCACACCGCGGATCCCCTGATCCCCCTTCGGCCCCGTCGCGCCCGGCGCACCGTCCTCCCCGGCAGGCCCCGTCTTGCCCGGCGCCCCAGGCTCACCCTTCTGCCCCGGGATCCCCTGCGGCCCCTGAGCGCCCCGCTCACCAGTCGCCCCAGTCTCACCCTTCGCGACCTGCACCTGCTCGGCGGGGTCCTTCGTCGCAGACTCTCGCGCCTCCTCGCACACGCGCCGCCCGCGCTCCGTGTCCTGGTCGACCTCGCCGGACTCGCACAGCTCCGAGATCGAGCGCGCCTGATCCTGCCGCTCCTGCGCAACATCGACCGCCGCTCGATCCGACTCCGCCCGCCCCGCCTCCGACTCCTCCAGGATCCGGTTGTTCTCCGCCGAGATCGAGAGCAGAACGGCGAAGCCCGCCGTCACCCCGAGGACGATGAGGACGAGCGCGGCGATGCCGAGGCGCCGCCTCCACACGGAACGGCCCTCGACTGTCTCCAGCCGCGCGAGGCGGTCCCGATCATCGTCGGTCATCACGGTGCTTCCTTCCCGGTCAGCGAGGGCACAGGCTCGATCCCATTCTTGACGAGGAGTTGCCAGTAAGCCAGTGCCAGCGCCCGCTGAGCCTCCGCCTCCCGCTTCGCGGCGGCGGCCTCCTCCTCAGCCTCATCCCTCTGCTTCTTGTACAGCTCGATCATCTCGGCCCTCCGCGCGTCAGCACGCTTGTACGCCCGGTCGACGAGGTAGCCGATCCCGCCAGCAATGACCGGGATGAGCGCGAGGGAGAGGGCGTTGATGTCCAGCGTGACCACCCGCCCGCCTCCTCACCTCCCTGCACCTCTTCCAGCCTCCGGGAGGCCCGGGACAAGGATCTCATCCCCTGCCCCGGGCTCTGCTCTCACCGCCGGAGGAACCCGGGGTCTCGGTTCATTGCCTTCTGCAGCGCGAGCGTGGTCTTCTCGAACCACACACCGTCCGGCTTCACGCCGACCGCCTTCTGCAGCAGCTCGACGGTCTGCGAACCCTCGCTGTTCGGGCCGGTGTACTCCCAGGCCGACTCGCGAGGCACGATGCCGTTCCCGAGGGACTCCGCCTTGTGCGACTGCCGGGAGATCTGGCCGTCCTCGTAGGGCGCGTCCAGCTCCTCCTGGAGAGCCTTCCACGTGTCCTCAGCCGCCCGACCGTCAGCCTCGACACCGAGGCGAGACTGGAGCTCACCGATCGTGTCCGTCCCGGCCCTGCCGTCCTCGACGACATGCCCAGCGCCGCCGTCCACGATCGGCTCGTCCGGAGCGACGACGTGACCAGGCTTCCCCGACCAGTTCAGCGAACCGTCCTCGATCAGGCCCATGATCCGCGCACCCGGGCAGGACGTCGAGGCGTCCGGCGACTGCCGATGCCCACGAAGGTAGCCCGCGCCGTACTTCGCCGCGTACTGCGCGAGGAGGCCGAGGGCCCCGGCGATCATCTCCGCCGTCGGCGTCTCCCGCGTCCCGAGGAGGAACAGGATCGACCCCGCCTCGCTGTTCGAGGCGTCGCCTCCGTTCGAGCCGACCTCCATGTCGAGGCCGCGAAGCTGATACGTCCGGCCCGCCCAGTCCACTGCCGCGCCGTAGGCGATGTCGCGCCAGCCCTTCCCGACGATGTGATCCCGACGGTATCCGCGGAGGACCGTCGCGATCTGCTCAGGGGACTTCCCCTTGAAGGTGTCCGAGGAGCCCGGCCAGTGGAGGTAGATCCCCTTGACCGGCGCGTCGTACGGGTGCAGGTCCTCCGCGCGCCCCTGCGTGTCCCAGTCCTCGCGGAGGTACGTGTAGGTGAAGCCGCCAGCCTTGCCCGGGGTGAGTACGGCGTCCGGCTCCTTCGCGGGGCCGGGGGACGGGGCGGGCGCGGAGGCGCCGCCACTCGGCACCGACGGCGCCGGGGCGGCCTCACCTTTTCCCGAGAGCCCCATCTTCTTCTTGGTCGCGGGACCGACCTTGCCGTCGACGTCCAGCCCGTGCTTCTTCTGGAACTCCTTGATCAGCTTCACCGTGCCGGTGCCGATCTTCCCGTCGACCTCGGCGCCGACCGCCTTCTGCACGGCGGCGTGATCGAGCACGCCCTCCTTGCGATAGCGGTCCCGCTGCGGGTGCTTGTAGGACCAGTGCCACGCCTCCGACGGAACGTCGTTGACCCAGCCGAAGCGGCCCGCGTTCTTCCGCATCCACGCCTGGATCGGGCCGGGATGCAGGTCCACCGAGATGCCGAGCCCATGGTTCGAGGTGCCCGGCTGAGCGGCGCGCGGCTTCCCCTTCTTCTGGCCCCAGCGCTGACCGGCGTACCGGCGGATCGTGTTGTAGGACCGCCCGGCCCGGACCGGCTCGTAGTACTCCTTGAGCCACTTCACCTGCTCCTCGAAGGAGCGGTAGGCGTCGTAGACCTGGAAGTTCGTCCCGGTCTCAGCGACCGCGCGCGCGATCATCCGCGAGAACGAGGCGTACGCCTCGCGGGTCAGGTACTCGTCACGGCCCCGGTTGCTCCAGCTGTTCGGGAGCTTCGCCAGGCTCCTCGTCGGGATCTTCCCGTTAGCTACCATCGTTCTCTCCGTCCTCTCCCGGCCCTTGCCAGGTCAGCGCTTCGTGCTTCGCAGACGCTCAGCATCTTCCTTGCGAGTGTCCGCCGCCAGGGTGGCCGCGAAGTCCTCGCCCATCGCCGGGGACACCTCCCCGACCACCTCGGCCGACCCAACCTTCTCCGGAGTCTCCTCGGTGATCTTCGCGAGGCGGTCTCGGAGCATCTGCGCCTCCGCCTTCGCCATGATCTCGGCGTGCTTCGCCTGCACCAGTTCCATCTGGTACTGCGCGAGCACCGAGTCGATGCTCACCCCATCCTGCTCATTCATGGGCTTTCTCCCTCGTCAGATTCTCCACAGTCTTCTCCAGCTCGACGATGCGCGCCTCGTGATCCCGAAGGACCACCTGATGCGCCGCCGCGAAGCGATCGTAGTTCAGCGAGTCGGGTATCCACCCACCTCGGCCGTCCCCTACGTACTGAACCAGCGGAGTGAGCCCGAGCTCGTCGACCTCCTCAGCGATGAAACCGACACCCCAGGTCTCGTCGACCATGTCCGGAGGGTTGTTCGGGTCATCGTGCTGCCACTGCCGAGGCTGGAGCCCCAGCACCCGGTGAGTCTCAGGGGACCAGTTCACGATGTTCTTCTTGTACCGACGCGACGACGTGACCTTGTAGAACGTCCCGTCGAGCGCGTCGGCCGCGATACGCACGTTCGCCGACGTGTTCGACACCGTGCCGATGTTCCGCACGCGGAGCTTGCCCGAGATGATCGCGTCCCGAGCCACCACGGCATCCTGAGACGTCGAGATCGGCCCCCCGGAAACGTAGACCCCTCCGTCGGCGTAGACCCCAGAGTTTCGGGCTCCGCGGATCTGCAAGGGCTCCTCGCCGTTGCCCGTGATCGTCCTCAGAATCGCCGCCTGCTCCGACCCGTTCACCCCGGTGTCCGAGAGGTAGATAGCGGTGACGTTCCCGGAGATGAGCGGGTACAGCAGGATCCCCCGGTTGTCCGTCGCGCTCGACACGACCAGGCGAGAGGACGCCTTCAACACCCCGGACCCCGAGGAGATGCTCAACGTCTGCGTCCCCGAGGTGTTCCAGGCGCGGAGCCCGGCCTCGTTGATCATCACCCCGCCGTTGGAGGACGGGTTCGAGTCGGTCGCGAACGTCGCACCGATGAAGGTTCCGCCCGTGAACGTCTTGCCGGTGAACGCTCCGCCGAGGATCTTCTCAGCCGCGATGCTGTTCGCTCGGATCTTGTCGCCCGTGATGCTGTTCGCGATGATCTGGTCGGCGCCCACACTGTCCGCGGCGAGCAGGCGCGTGGTGATCGCATTGTCGCTGATGTACGTCGCATCCCTGATCGACGGGAGGATCACGTCGTTGAGGTTAGACAGGTCCGAGCCGACCTGCCCCATCTCCGTAGCCAGATCCTTCATCGACCGCGTGATGTTGCCGTCGGAGTCCGTCCACACGACGTCGCCGGTCTGCCCCATGTCCTTCACGCCGGTGGGCACGGTCGCCTTCCGGCTCGCCTGCTCCCCCAGACGCTTCGTGACCTCCCGTAGGGCTTCGCCCGGGTCCATGCGGAGATTGGTCCGCCTCACCATGTCAGGTCCTCCCCGAGGTAGTCCTCCTGGCAGTCCACGGTCACCATGTCGTCCCCGAACGTGTACGCGGTCTGGATGATCCTCAGCTTGTGCTCGCCGTCCGGCACCGCGATCCACCCGCGGGTCCTCACCCGTGCCAGCTCGCCACACCACCACGTGCCGATGGGGTTGTTCGCCGGGTCCGCGTGCACCTCGAGGGTGATCTGATCCAGCGCGTTGTTCACCAGGGCGCCCTGCGCCTTCGATGTGAGGAGCTTCGACGTGCCCGTGTCGACGTCGTCGATGGTCGCGTCAGAGTCGCTGATCGCCACCTCCGCAAGCGGCATGTACTCCGGAATGACCTTCATCTCCGCCATGGACATCGCGATCGTGCTCCCCTCCCCAGCGCCGGACGCGTACACACGGTGCGCGAGGGTGTCGGCGGACGATGTCACCTCCATCGACGCTACCTCCGACCCGACCGTGGTCGCGTCCCACTGGATCTCCCGCGTGCCCTGGTCCAGGGTCTGCTGCTCATCCGTTCCGACCAGCACCTCCCACTCGAACCGTGTGTGCTCCTCATTCGCCCAGCGAGGCCGGAACTGCACATCCGGGCCGCCCTCGACCTGAGTGATCTCCTCGATCCGCTTCCACGCCCCGTTGTTCGCGATGTTGAAGCCCTCGTAGGTGCGCTGATGCCCGCCCCTCTCCATCTCGTCAGGGAGCACGAGCGGGAGGTAGCCCTGCCGACGCTTCGCGCCCGCGAGGCGCAGAATGAGCGCGATGATCGCACGGAACGACTTGCCGGTCGTCGCGACGGTCGACTTGCGCAACCCCGCGACGGTGTCCGGCTGGTAGTCCTCATCCGTCACGATGCGCTTCTCGAACAGCCACGACACCCCGGACGCGGTGAACGTCGCCGTGCCGGTCGCCCGGTCCTGCTTGAGCGGCTTCGAGATCGGGGACGCCGTCACGATGCGCTCGTCCCCGAACGCGTCGGTGTACGTGAACACCACGACGCCCGCGCGCACGGACCAGAACATCGGGTGCAGGCCGCGGATCGCGTCGGCGGACGTGACGATCTGCACCGAGTCGTGGTCGTTCAGGGTCATCTTGCAACTGCCGCCGGTCCACGCCGCGGGGAGCTCGGTGCCGATCGCGCCCGTCATCGCGGACCCGAGGTACGCCCGCCAGCCGTTCCGGGACTCCGGGCGCGGCATCACTTCACCTGGCCGATGTCGACGACCTTGAACACCGTCCCCGGCCACTTCTCCGAGCCGCCGTCACGGATCAGCGGGAAGTCCGTCGTCGGGTTGTTCGTGCCTTGCAGGCGCCGCTCCCGCCGAAGCTCGATCTTGTACGTCCCCGCCGTGAGCGGGAACGAGGTCGAGACGCTCTTCGTCTCAGCGAACTCCTCGACGCCCAGCTCCACGCCCCACCGGCGCACTCCGTCGATCCAGATCGACCAGAGGAACGACGCCTTCTTCCAGCCCCAGGACTCGACGTTGGCATTTCGCGACATCTCGAGGGAGGTCTGGATCAGGAAGTCGAGGCGGCGGTCGGAGTCCAGGGTGAGGGTCTGCGTGGTCATCACGCGCTCCTTCCCCTGCGCGTCCTTGATCGGGGTCAGGTCAGCCGCCCCGTGCTTCCAGTAGATCAGCTCGCCCATGCTCGCCCCGTACAGCGGCGCGTACATGCGGTTCCCGAGGAGCGACGTGGCGGCGTTGGTCCCCGTGATGTTCGCGGGCACCCTCATGGTGTCCAGCAGGGCGGTCCCCGCGGGCTGTACGGCGCCGACATGAACCACGCCGTCGCGGCTCATGTAGATGTGCTCCGTCCGCGACCCGCTCGACGGCGCCTCCGCGGTCTGCAGCTCCAGAGCGTTCGACGTGACGATCACCGCCTCCTGATCCCCGGTGGGGAAGTAGGCGGTGTGCACGGGGACCTGGTAGGCCATGCGCGCGAGGCCCGACACGGGCCCGGCGGAGCGCACGATAGCCGCGCTGTCAGACCGGTACAGCGACCAGATCCAGCGCCGGATATCGAGCGGCTCCGTCCCGATCGCCTGCCCGGTGATCTCATCGAGGATCCGATCCTCACCAATGGGGTAGACCATGTTCTCTCTCCTCGCTCACGCGTACTTCTCGTTGATGTCGACCTGCAAGTAGCCGGAGCCGCCCTGCAAGGGATTGAAGTAGATCGACCTGGTCTCGCCGGGCGCCACGATCAGCTGCGAGAAGTCCCGGTTTGTGAGCAGGTACGACACATTAGTATCTCCCATCCACGCCTCACCCTCCCCGTACAGCTCGAGGGGCACCTCCTCCGTGATCGGCCACGGGAACGTCAGCGAGCCCGTCCCGAGAGACGACGTGACGGTGACGCCGCCGGGGAAGTCCCCGTACGTTCGGGCCACGAGGGGAGCGTCCACGAGTCCGCCGTTCGTGATCGTCGCCTGAGGGTCCTGCAACTCCTCGCCGTACGTCAGCACACCGCCAGCGGTGGTCTCCTCCCCCTGACCGTCGCCGGGATCCTCCCACTCCTCGCGGTAGTCGAACTGCGCGGGATCGGCTTCCTGGATAGCAGTCACGCTCGAGCCCACCGGGCCGCCCATCACGCCGACCAGAAGGTCGCCGGTGGACTCGCGCATCGCCACGCCCGCCGCCTCATTCCGTCGGCTCCCGCCGGTGTACCAGTTCCCGCTGGTCCGCATCACCGCCGGGTCCGCCTTGTCGCTCCCCGTCCACGAGTAGCGCCAGATCCCGGTGTTGTCGCCCTTGGACCCGCCGTGGTGCACGTACAGGTAGCGGGAGTCGAACGTGAACCCCCGGTACTCGTGGACCACCTCATCGAGGCCGGAGAGCTGACGCTTCACGGTGCGGTCTCCCGCCTTGAACGCCTCCAGATCGTAGACCTGGTACGCGCCCTGCGCCCGCACCGCAACCTCGTCGCCGTGGACCGCGTAGTCGATGCTCTCCGCCCCGGAGATCGGCGCCCCGAGCACGTCGGCGTCGTCCCACTGCACACCGCCCTCCCGCCAGCGGATCCGCGCCCCGCGGTCCGGATGAGAGTCCCACCGAGACCAGATCCACGCCTCGCCGTCGGAGTGCTCTACCGCCAGCTCCCCGGTGGGGCCTCCGCCGATCAGGGTCATGGACCCCATCAGGTTCCCCTCCGCCGACAGCTTGTGCACGTGCACGTCCTCGCCAGCCTCGCTGACGGTAGCGCCCGCCTTCTCGAACATCGGGACGGCGTCCCACTGCTCCGGGCCGACGGGGAACAGATTCTCGATCCGCGACCCGGGGTTGCCGGACGCGATGCCCACGAGGATGTTGCCAGTCGCGGGGTCCATGGTGATGCCCTCAGCCTCGGCGTACCCCGACGCGTCGACGCCGAAGCCGCTCGACCTCAGCACGCGGCGTGACTTCGGGCTGGTCCACGAGTACCTGTAGACGGCAGGCACATCACCCTTGTCGCCGCCCCCGGCCTCGTAGATGTACTCGTCGGTAGCGAAGAACCCCTGGAACCCGTAAGGCGTCCGGTCCTCCATCTGGAGGTAACGGACCGCGACCGCGCCGCCCGCCTTGTACTCCTCGAGGTTGAACTGCGTGTACCTCGCCACACCGACCCCGGCCGCGTTCGTCGTGGACGACCGGACCGTCACGAGCCCGTTCCAGATCGAGTAGCGGGCGTACGAGGTCGACCACAGGTACTGGATGTCCGCGTCCCCGGGATTCACGGTGCCCGACCGGAACCGGACGCGCACACGGCCGCCCGCCGCGGGCCACTGGTTCCAGTACCAGACCGTCCCGTCGGAGGCGTGCTCGATAGCGATGTCGCCACCGTGCCCGCCACCGGGGAGGTACATCGTCTCGAGCACCGCGCCCGCCGGTGACAGGCGGTGCACACGGAGGTCATCGTCCGACGTCGCGGAGCGCTGCGTCACGTAGATCTCGCCCGTCACCTGGTCGATGTCGACCCCCTGCACCACCCGGTCGCCGGGCACGCTCACCGGCCAAGCGGCGCCGACCGGCTCGATCCGGTTCGTCTGCTGTGCGGTCACGTGCACGTCACCGACCCACACCGGCGTCGAGGTCGACCCGTTCACGATGCGGATCGCCCACTCCACGTAGCTCGTGAACCCGTCGGGCACGAGGAACGTCGCCGACAGATCGTGCACACCGGCCGCGTTAGGCGCCGGGGCGGACCAGTTCATCGCCCACCGCACGTCGGAGTCGGACCCGGCCGTCCTTCGGGCCGACAGCACGATCGACCGGGGGAGATGGTTCCCGTCGGACACGGGGTTGTCGGTCTGAGCGGACGCGAGCCTCATCTTGCACGTCACCGTCACAAGGTCTCCCGCGTGAAGGGAGGTGGGCATGTTCGGGTGCGACAGGTAGATGCCGCTCGCCACGGAGGTGCCTCCGCTGATCTTGATCGACCGGCCCCCGCTAGTCGGCGCCCACTCCGTGTCCAAGGTGGCCGTGGCGCCCCCGGTGGTGGAGATGACCGAGCTGCGCCCCAGGACCGTGCCCAGGAGCGCCGTTCCGCCATTCCGGGCGATGTCGGTCGGGGTGCGAGTCAGGCCCCGTCGAGTGTTCCGCACACCGCTCGTCGTCAGCTTCGCCCCGGAAGTCTCGCCCGGCTCCACAACGACGTCATCCCACCACGCCGGGGTACCGCTCGACCCGTTGTAGAGCGTCACCGTCAGCCCGCCCGTCGCGGACGACTCGGGCACCGTGAACGTCACAGACAGCCGGTACACTCCCGCCGCGTTCGGAGCCTGCGGGGACAGCGCCCACCCGTACGTCGTCGTCGTCCCGTCGTAGGTGTTGATACGGATCGACCGGGCCGCGGAAGAGAGCGATCCGGTCTGCGCGGCGGCGAGGCGGAGCGTACCCGACACGGTGTAGACGTTGCCCGGCACGAACCCATACGTCGCGAGCACCGTCGCCGACGAGGACCCCAGCACATACGCCGACGAGTCGCCGTTGCCGGTCCCCTTCGGGTCGATGCGGATCGACTGCGCCCCGCTCGCCTTCCATGCCGTGTCCAGCACCACCTGGTCGGTGTTCCCGGACTTGCCCATCTTCGACTCGGAGGACTGGTCGATGCCGTCCTCGAAGCCGCCGTTGGAGATCATGTTGACCCGCTCGAGCGGATCGTCGTCGCCGTACAGAGACGGGATCCAGGAGCCGTCCGTCGCGCCCAGCTCGACAGTCATCCGGTCAACGTAGACCGGCGTCGACGTCGACCCCGCGCGGACGTAGACGAACACCCCGGCCATGCCCGACGGGACGACTACGGTCTTCGTGATCCGATGCACGCCCACGGTGTTCGGAGCGGACTCCGCCCAATTCGCTGACGGGATGCTCACGGATCCACTCTCGGTCACGAAGCCGATCGCGAAGGTGCGCACCTGCGAGGAGAACGGCGCCTCCTGCACGGCGGGGATGTACATGTCCAGACCGACGGTCACGCTCGTGCCGCTCGCGATGGACTGCCCCATCACCTCGACGCCGCTGGTGGGCATGAGGTACGCGCCGCCGTTCACGTTCGTGGTCGGCGCGATCTTGAGCGACGTCCTGCCCTCGGACGCCCACTCGCTCGACACGCTGAGCGCCGCCGAACTGCCGGGCACGAACTGTCCCACTCCGAAGCATCCGCGGAGGGAGGTGAACAGGGCATTCCGCGCGATGTTCTCCCGGATCACCTCGTCCGACGAGTCGCGCTGCTGAACCGCGTAGATCTCGCCAGTCCCCTGATCTACGTCGAACGAGGGCACCGGCGCGTAGGTCGGCGTGCCGAGAGGCGTCGAGCCGCCCACGACGATCCGAGGCACCTCCTGCCCGGTCACCTTGAACGCATCCCAGTACACCGGGACCTCCTGGGACCCGTTCAGCAGCCGGATGAACCACCCCTGGTACGTCGTGAGGTCGTCCGGGAGGAGACACTGCACCTTCACGGGGTACGTCCCCGCGGCCGGGCCCGGGGACGGCGCCGAGGCGTAGTCCATGATCGGGTCGGACCCGTCGGCGTAGTCGGCGCCGACGATGATCGAGGCGCGGCGATTCGGGCTGGACGAGGAGCCGTCAGGCATCGCCTGAGGCAGGTGCACGGTCGCCTCGGCGGTCACCAGGCGGCCCGCCCAGTCTCCGAACGCGGAGTAGCGCGGGAGAATGTACGCCGCCGACGCGTTCGACGTGCCCGGATTGATCTTGAGCGACGTCGTGCCGTCGGCGGCCCAGTCCGTCGACACCTCGACGGTCGAGCCGCCGTCCGTCGTGATCGCGCCCGTGGAGAACAGGTCCGTGAGGTCGGTGAACGTCTTGTCCGCGCTGATCGAGTGATCGACCGGAGGGGTGGGCGGAGGGAGGTAGCCCGAGAACAGCGGGTACACCAGACCGCGGCCGGTATGGGACGGGAACGAGTAGGCGCTACGCGCGTCCGCGTACAGGAACGCCTCCGGGGAGTACAGCGGGATCGTGAACTCCAGGTGAGTCAGGTCCAGCCGCTCGATCTTCGGCGCACCGTCCAGGCGTACCCGGGAGTTCAGCGTGATCCGCTCGGACTCCTCCACACGGAGCGTGCCGATCTCCCCCGACCACATCATGCTCGACAGCTCGCGCTGAGCGAGGTCGCACGCCTCCTGCGTCAGCGCGATCACTCCGCCGACGAGAGACATCGTGCGGCCCTCGCGATACCCGCGCATCTCGAAGGCGCTGTGCCGGGACCTCTCGGTGACGTGGGCCTTCACGCCCGCGCCGCCGAACCACCCGGGGATGTCGTACAGGGTGTAGTAGGCGTCCTGCTCCGGGGATGAGCACTGCGTCGAGAACGTCCACGAGCGCCCGTCGGCCTGCGTCAGGGTCGCGATTCGCTCGTGCCGTTGGGTACGCGCCATGTCAGTTTGCCCTCACCATTCCCACGAGTTCGTTCGGGTTGATCTGCTCCGCCAGCCGCTGCGCGAACGCCCACGGGTCGGTGCGCTCCGGAGCGGTCACGTTCAGCGTGATCTGCGGTGCCGCCCCAGAGTATCCGGCGGCCGCTCCACGGTTTCCGGTGCTCGCCGCGGGGAGGGTCATCTGCCTGCGAGTCGGCACCGCCGTCAGGTTCGCCGTCGCGCGCGCCGCGTCCCGCACCATGTCCTCCACGCCGTTGACGAAGCCCTCGCCCGTGTACCGGCCCAGCGTCAGCATCTCCCGCGACGGGGAGTGGATCTTGAGCTTCTTCTTGATCGTGCTCGTGACCGCCTTCGCCAGCTTCTCCGACGCCGCGTTGACCTTGTCCAGCTGCGACGTCAGGCCCTTCACGAGGCCCTTCGCCGCGTCCACGCCGTTCTGGTACATCGTGGTGGCGAGGCCCTTCGCGCCCTTCGTCGACGTCTTGTTCAGCGAGGTGTACGCCGAGGAGAGCTTCTTGAGCTCGGCGTTCGACGCCTTGGACAGGTTCGCCGCGACGGCTCCACCGTCCTCAGCGCCGAGCTGAGCGATCTGGTCGATGAGGCCCTTGGACAGGCCGCGCCGCCCGAGAACCTGCAAGCTGGTCGCCATGGCGGCGACCTCCTTGCGAGCGTTCATGAACCCCTTCGTCATGTCCTTGATCGACAGGGTCGTGGACGCCGACGTGATCGCGTACGTGCTAGAGAGCTTGTCGCTCAGGGAGTCGCTGTAGTCGTCGCGGACCTTGATCGCGTCCTTGAGCTGGGCGTTCGCCTTCTTGATCCGCTCGGTGAGCGCCTCCCGCTGCTTCGCCATGCTCTCCAGCGTCTTCGCGGCGCCCGCCGCGTAGCGCTCGAAGAAGCTCTTCGCCTGGCTCTGCGCCGCGCCCTTCGTGTCGCCGCGCCGGGCCGCCGCGATCGCCGCCTGCGTCAGCTCGATCTGCTTCCGCACGGAGGCGAGGCGCTTCGCCGCCTGCGCCGCGGCCGCGGTCTCAACGGTGCGGGTCCGGGTCTTCGCCTTCCCCGTCTTCGTCTTGCCGATGACCTCGACGACCTTCCGCGTCGCCTTCGCCTGCTTGGAGAGCGCGGCCGCGTCCTTCCGGAGGCCGACGAGGCGGTCCGAGAGGGCGTTGACCTTGGCGCCCTTCGACAGCTTCCCCTTCTTCTCGAACTCGCTGATCATGCCCTTCGCGAGCTTGTCGACGGTGCTCTTCACCGTCTTCTCGCCCGCCGTGAGGCCGTCGATGAGGCCCTCGATCGAGTAGCCGCCGACCTTCTTGAACTCGCGGGACGGGGACTTGATCCCCAGGGCGCCCTTCGCCGCGTTCAGCGCGCCGGTCGCGATGCCCTTCATCTTCGAGGTGAGCTGTCCGGCCGCCCCGGTCACGCCGCTGATGATGCCCTGAATGATGTTCCGGCCCACCGAGGTGAAGCTGGAGATCATCGCGCGGAGCGCCGCGAGAGCCTTCGTGCCGATGCTCTTGAAGAGCTGCACGACGGTGTTCACGCCGGAGGTGACGACGGACTTGATCGCGTTCAGGATCGAGGAGAACGTCGCCCGGATCGCGTTCAGCGCCGTCGTGACCGCGGACCGTGCGGCCGCCATGCCGGAGGAGAACGCCGACCGGATCGCCGCGAGGGCGCTCGTCACTACAGCGCGCGCGGCGGCGAGGACCGAGGAGAAGATCGAGCGGATCGCGTTCAGCACAGAGGAGACGACGGCTCGGGCCGCGTTCATCCCGGTGCTGAACGCCGTGCGGATCGCGGACAGTGCCGAGGACACGATCGCGCGCGCCGCGTTCAGCACCGTCGAGAAGGTGGAGCGGATCGCGTTCAGGATCGAGGAGACAATGCTGATCGCTCCGCGGAGGATCGAGCCGATGACCGAGACGATGCCGGAGATGATCGAGGTGACGACGGCGCGCGCGGCGGTGAGGATCGTCGTGATCGTCGTGCGGATCGCGGTGAAGATCGTCGTGACGACGGTCACCGCTCCCTGGAGGACGGTCATCGTCCCCGTCACGACGGCCTGCCAGGCGGAGACGACGGTCGTCACGATGGTCTGCACGACGGTGAGGATCGCCGTCGCGATCGTCTGGAAGACGGCGGTGACGGCGGCGATCATCATCTGGATCCCCTGGATCAGCCCCTCGATGAGGAACCGCCCGATCTCCGCGAAGACGGTGCTCGGCGACGCGACGCCGAAGAGCGCCTTCACCGCCTCGATCACCGAGGTGACCCACTGCGTGAAGAAGTCGATGACGCCCTGCGCCGCCGACATCACGCCCTGGATCAGCCCCGCGATGAGGTCGACGCCGAGCTGCACGAAGCCCTGCACGACGCCCTCCAGCATCGAGCCGATCCCCGAGAACATCTGGATCAGCCCGTCCCAGGCGCCCCGGAAGTCTCCGTTGAGCAGGTCCGCGAGGACCGAGAAAGCCTGCCCGAGAGCGGCGAGCGCTCCGCCGACGAAGGTGCCGACGATGCCCATGAGGTTCGAGATCACGCCCGCGACGGTCGACAGGGCCGGGCCGAGGATCGAGACGAGCAGGTTGATGATCGGCTGGAGGCGGTTCAGCATCGCGCCGAACAGCTCAGCGAGGCCGGTCCAGACGGGGATGAGCCCGGACTGGATCTTGCCGACGAGGTCCATGAAGCCCGCGGCGAGGGTCTGCACGGCGGGGACGATCATCCCGACGATCGGCTGGACCACGCCGATAACGCCCTGCACGACGCCCGCGAGGGCCGTCCGGAACTGCTCGGTGGTCGCGTAGGCGTGCACGAAGGAGGCGACGAGCGCGCCGATCCCGGCGACGACGAGGGTCACCGGCCCGGCGGCCGCCGCGATCGCGCCACCGACGGAGCTCATCACGGCGCCCAGGCCGCCCGCGGCCGCTACCGCCGGGGCTAGGGCGCTCACGAGGCCCGCGACGCCGGAGATGACCGGCAGGAGCGCCGCGAGGAAGCTACCGACGGCCGCGACGACGACGCCGACGACGCCCGCGATGCCCGCGAGGGCGGCCGCGAGGCCCGGATTCGCCTGCACCCACTGGCTGATCGCCTCGACGACCTGCTGGACGTACGGCGCGACGGTCTGGATCGCGGAGACGAGGACGCCGCCGATGACCGGAGCGACGGCGGAGAGCGCAGACATGAGCGACTCGACGACGGGGCCGAGCGCCTCGATCGCCGCGCCGAGCACGGGGCCGAGGACGGAGGCGAGGGTCCCCGCGAAGGAGGCGACGGACCCGAAGGCGGACGCGAGCGCCGGGATCGACGGGAGGAGCCCGACGACTCCCTCGAGGACGCCCTCGAAGAACGACACCAGGCCGCCCTGGAAGGCGGGAGTCTGGAAGGCGTCGCTGATCGCGGTCAGCGCGACGGAGCCGACCTGCCCGGCGAGCACGAGGATCTCCGCGATCGTCGGCGCGAGGGAGATGAAGGCGTCCGCGAGGTTGCCCAGCCCGGGGCCGAGGGCCTCCATAGCGTTGTGCGCACCCTCGAACACCGTCGTCAGCGCTCCCTGCCAGACCGGCCCCTCCAGGGCCGCGTTGACGTTGCGGAGCCCGGCGGCGAGCTCGCCGAGCCCGGAGCCCCCGGCCTCAGCGGCGGCGCGGCCGAGGTTCCCGAACACTCCGCCGATCCCCCAGATGACGGAGCCGAGATCCTGGAGCGCCTGGATCCCCGTGTCGATCCAGCCGAAGATCTCCCCGCTGTTCGTCGCGTCCTCGACCCAGGTGGAGAACGACTCGGACACCCGGTTGAACCAGGACGCGAGCGCGGGCAGGTACGACGCGCCCACGTCCATGAGCCCCATCATCGCGTCGGTGAAGTGGGCGATGCCCTCTCCGGCGATGTCGATGCTGTCTCGGACGGACGCGAGGATCGAGTCGAGGTGCCCGACGTTGTCGGCGCTCGAGGCCGCGTTCGACATCGACGCGAAGAAGGTGCCGAGCTGAGACGACACCTCGGTCAGCCGCGTGCTCAGCGTCGGGAGCCAGGCGTCGACGAGGTTGCGCACCGCCGACTCGGCCTTCCCCGAGAAGGCGTCGCCCATGTCCCGCTTGAGCTGCGTGAACTTCGGGCCGAGGTCGTCGAGCTTCTCGAACAGGTCCGAGAGTCCGATCACGGTGCCCGCGATGCCGACGCCGAAGCCCGCGAAGATGCCCGGCAGGGCCAGGGCCAGCGGAGCGATCGAGGCGAGGGACCCGCCGAGGGCGAGGAGGTTCGAGGTTCCCGCGAGGGCCATGCTGCTGACGTTCGTCAGAGCCGTCGACACGGCCGCGATCGAGGGGACGGTCCGGTCGAGGTCCATGAGCGCGTCGCGCATCCCGCGGAGCCGGTCCGTGATCGCCCTCGCGCCGCCGAGGGCCGCGAGCTGAGCGACGACCTTCGCCGACGCGGACTTGTCGAGCTCCGGGAGGATCTTCACCGTCCGCGGCCGAGTCGCCGCCGCGATCCGGGCCGACAGCCAGGCGCCGTCGAAGTCGGGGAGGACGGGCACCTCGGCGTCGTGGTCCTCGATGTCGTCGACCATCTTGCGGACCTGCTGATCGAACGTCTTGCCCTTCTGAGCGGTGACGGTCAGCTCGATCGCGTCGAGGCTCTTCGCGGCCGCCTGCGCGGCGCGTCGCGCCTTGTTCAGCGCGGCCCGCTTCACCTCTCCGAGAGTCGCGGGGATCTCGACGGGGGTGAGGCTCTTCGCGAGGGCCTGCGCCTCGCGGCGGGCCGCGTTCGCCGCCGCCTTCGTCGGCGTCGCGAGGGAGGTCGGGAGCTTGATCTCGTCGAGGGTCTTCGCAACGGAGCGAGCCTCCCGGACGGCCGCGTTCAGCGCGGACTTCCGCACGTCCTCCAGGCCGACGGGGAGCTTGATCTGCGGAGCGCGCTCGACGGCACGGCGGAACTTCTGGAGGGTGGCCTGAGGCTCACCCTTCGCTACATCGGCGCCCACCTCGAGGTAGACGCCACCCGCCCGCTGATCCGCCATGCCGCCCGCTCCTCTGTGCTACGCCTTGAGCGACTGCCTCAACGAGGCGAAGGCCGAGGTCTCAGCCTCGGCACTCCAGGGGCCCGTCTTCGGTGCGTACCCCTTCGGTGGCTGATACAGCCGCCGCTCGAACTTGTCTCGCTCCTTCTGGTCCGCCTCGCGCGTTGCCCACCACCAGACGAAGTTGCAGAACCGGTCCAGGGACAGGTCGTGCAGGCTAGGGATTGCGTGGGCGACGGCGAAGCCGTCCAGATCTTTCCAGTGCTCGACGGCCAGAGCGACCAGCCGTTGAGTCACGAAGTAGGGTCCTCGGAGTCCTCCCTCGCCCACTCGATGACCTTCTCCATCAGCTCGGAGATGTGCTCGATGTCGAGCTTGTCCTTGGGGTCCTGCATCCGCGCGCGGACCTCTCCGGAGGCGTCGCCGAGCACCTTGTCGGCCCAATCGAGGATGTCCTCGATCGCCTCAGCCTCGGCGGCGATGTCCACCTTGCCCGGATTCTTCCCCTTCGCCTTCTTCGAGGCGTTCTCCCGCTTCTGCACGGTGCGCGCGAGGGCGATGGAGGCGGAGGACTTCGGGACGTAGATGTCGTAGACGACGCCGACGAGGCGTGCCTGGAAGTCGGGTCCGCGGTACTGCTCGTCGTCTCCGACGGAGAATGCGATGGGGGCGGACGGGGTGGCGGCGCTGTTCTTGGGGCTCATGCCGGGCATTCTAGCGGATGAAGTCTCGGCGGCTAGCGAGCCTGAGCGCCCGCTCGAAGAAGTGCCCGCCCGGATCCGGCCGGACGTACCTCGCGAAGACGAACGCGTTCATCCCCTTCGGCTTGAACCGGAGCGCCTTCGCACGGATCGGCCGGACGGGTCCGCGGCCGAACTCCTGCCACCCCGCATAGGGCATGTCGGAGAACACTCGGTAGTGTGCGAGGCCGGTCCGGCGGACGCCGATCTGGTTCAGCATCTTCCCCGTCCCGACGCGGTCGGTGAGCGCGATGCCCTCCTTCACCCGCATCTGCGCCGTCGACGCGGCACGCGCGGCGCCCTGCTCCGCGACTCGCTCCATCTCGCGGCGGATCGCCCGCTCGTCGATCGCGAAGCGCGCCCTCACAGGTCCGCGCCCGTCCTGAGCGTCATCGTCCACTCGCCACCCGCACAGCCGCCGTCAGGGCCGGACGGGGTCCAGCTCCCGAGGCGCGTCGTCAGAGCGTCCCGATGCTGGTAGTCCTGGAGCACGTCAGCGAGCTCGCGCATGTCGCGGAAGCCCCGGTGCCCGTCCGCGGTGATCTTCGCGGCGCTCGGCGCCCGGCCTCGATCATCGACGGTCTCGACGCAGCGAATGATCCCGACGCCGAGGGTCAGGTCGTAGCCCGTCGGGCACTTCACCGAGTTGGTGTTCCCCTGGTAGAGCGGAGCGACGGCGATGACGCGGACCCAGAGCTGTCCCGCACAGCAGTCGTCCCAGGCGACACTCGCGCCCGGCGCGACGATCGTCCGGCCCGGCTTCACGGTGAGCCGCGCGTAGACCGCGTCGACAAGCTCGACGAGGCCGACGGGGATCCCCTGCTCGTCGACCCTCATCGCCGACCCCGGGGAAGGTCGACGCTGTACACGGCCGCCGGGCGGCGAGGCCGCGTCACCGACGCGACCCACGAGTCGATCAGCCAGATGCCTACCCGCCCGTCGTCGAGCCCCTCGAAGGAGTCGAGCATCGCGACGGTCACGCCCTGCCTCGTGACGGTCTGCACGCGCTGCGGGAGCTGGCACGAGCCGTCGTCGCACAGCGCCTTCATGAGCTCCATCGCGAGGACCCCGGCCGCGATCTTCCCGCCCGCCGGGACGGGGAGGCCCCGCTGGTACTCGACCACGAAGGTGTCCGGCTCCGTCGGGTCCGCGTCGAGGTTCTGCGTGACCGGCCACGTCCCGCCGTCCGTGCGGACGAGGAGCCGCTGAGCGTCGACGCGGTACGCCTCAGCGGGGAGAGTCGCGCCGTCGATGGTGACCGCGTCGACGGAGTCGATCGGCCAGGGGAGGGACAGTGCTCGCGTGCCGTCGACGCACGAGCACCGTCCCCCACACTGGCCGCATCCGATGTTGATCCAGCGCCCGCCGATCAACACCGGCATCCACGGGGATCCTGAGCCCGTCCCCGTGGTGGTCTGGGTGAACTCGCGGAGGGCGCGGTGCGGGTCCTGCCGAAACGCTCGGCAGGGCCGCACCGTCGCCGGGCACACGCCGTAGAGGCCGCCGGTCCACCGATCCAGCAGATCGGTAGCCATCTCCTCCGCGAGGCGCTTGGTCTCGTCGTCCACCTGGTCGATGAACGCCTTGTCGCCCGAGCACCCCGCGTAGGACGTCTCCCAGCCACATGCCATTCCGCTCTCCTCCTAGATCAGCCGCTACCAGAGCGGATCAGTACCCGCTCCGGTAGCGGGCTGTCATTCCCCCGAGCCACCACCGGTCGGGACGGGGAGGAGCTCATCGGTGATCTCCGGGACCGCGAGGCCGGTGTCCATGAGGAGCAGGTGGTCCAGCGGATCCAGAGGGGACGGGAGCGGCGACGCGACGAGGGCGCCGGGCTCACCCGAGTAGACGACATCGTAGGGGCCGACGCCCCAACCGTTGCCGCCGCGGGTGATCGCGTTGGTCATCGAGAACGTCACCGCGTCCTCGCCGCCCATCTCGATGTCGCCGAGCACGCCCGCACGGACGTAGGGCAGGAGGAGGTAGCCGGACGCCTCGTCCTCGCCCTCAGCGACGACGGCCGAGGACAGGCCCATCCAGATCTCCAGCGCGAACGCCTTGTCGATCTCACCCTCGGGGACGGTGAAGCCCGCGATGTCGCCCGCGGCGTCCTCGTAGGGCTCCGCGTTGGTCATGCCGGTGAGCAGGTCGGGGTTCACGCCACAGAACTCGGTCTCCAGCGAGAAGTTCTTGAAGCTCGGCGAGCCGGTCTCGTTGACGCACAGGCCGCCGGTGAACTTGCGCTGAGTGATCTCGGCGCCGTCCTCGACCTCCGAGGACAGGGTGACGGTCACGAAGCCGTCGCCGACGATCTGCATCGAGTTCTCGTCGACGCGACCCGCACGGTTCAGCGTGGTGAGTCGGTAGCGCTTCCCGAGGACGGGGGTGAACTGGTGCGTTGCCATGATGGGTATCTCCTCAGAGGGTGACGGTCGCGGAAGCGATCGGGCAGGTGTCGTAGCCGATGAGGTAGTCGCGCTGGGCGACGGCCGTCAGCTGGTTGTTGGAGCGGTCGAACAGCTGCTCAGGGGCACCGAGCATCTGTGCCTCCCCGCGGTAGGCGAGGACGGCGGGGGAGATGTAGACGGTCGTCCCGTCCGCGCTCCCATACCCGGCACCGGCGGCGACGGGGGTCCCGAGGAAGGTCTGGAGCTGTCCGCCCCGGACCTCCAGGAGGCTCTCGAAGAACGGCGCGAGCTGTCGGGGCAGATGAAGCACGCCCTTCGAGCCGTAGGACTGCGCCGCGTGACGCTCCAGGGCGCCCAGGACGCCCTTCGGAGAGGCATCGAGGCCCGTCACCGCCTCCGCGCCCGTATCGGCCGCGAGAAGGCCCCACAGGTGAGCCTCGACGGCGGCCTCCTCGTGACGCTGGAGATCCTCGACGGCACGCTCCTCGATCTCCGCGAGGGTGATCCCGACCGGAGTGCAGGTGTAGGTCCCCTCGACGCTGATCGCGTCCGCCTCGCCCCACACGAGCGGGCGATCGGGACGGTCGACCTCGGCGGGGTCATCGGTGCACCCGACCTCGTAGACGGCCGCGGGGCCGCACGTGGTGCCCGGCCAGGTGACGCCGGTCAGCCAGCGGCCGGTGTTGCGGAACGTCAGTGCGGAGAACAGCCCGAATGCCACCGGTGCCCGATCAGGCGCGGTGACGATCGCACGAGTGTCTGCCATGTCGGCTCCCTTCTAGGTGAAGGGGGAGGGGCTCAGCGGCCCCTCCCCGGTGTCGGTCAGGCCCCGCCCGCCGCGGCCTCAAGGGCCGCCACGCGCGTGTCCAGTGCGGTCAGGTCCCCGTCATCGGCCTTCCCGTCGAGAGCGGCCTGGAGGCCGGTCACCTTCGAGATGTCGAGGGCGGGGATGCGGGCGGCCGCCAGGGTGCCCGACGTGATGTCGGCGGCGGCGTGCGTGTGCTCGCTCTCCGCCTTCCCGTCGAGAAGGCCCTGCAGCGAAGCGATGGTCGCCTCGGCCGCGTCGACGACGGACCGCGCCTCAGCGATCGCCGCGACGATCGCGTTGTGGTCCTCGACGTGCGTCTCCTCGCCGACGACGGCAGTGTCGGGGAGGGTGGTGTTCCAGTCAGCCATGGTGAGTCCTCACTCTCGGTTCGGCCGGTCAGGGGAGGGACAGCCCCTACCGGGCCAGCTCAGTAGCTAGCCCGGTAGAGGTCCGTCATTCCCCCGCCGGATCCTCCGGGGTGCCGGGGGTGAGGTCGACGGTGTTCCCGCCGAGCTCGGCCTGGATGCCGGTGACGCCGGAGTCGTCCAGCGGCACGGTGATCACGCGGGAGTCGTGGCCCATCGGCACGACCGCGTAGCCCTCCTCGGTGAACAGAGCGGTGAAGTCGTTCTGCGCGAGGAGCGTCGAGTCGATGAGGGTGTCCATCGTGATGATGTCCGAGGAGCCACGGACCCACGACCCGGCGGGGTACATGAGGAAGGACACCTCGCTCGGCCAGCCGGTGAAGGCCGCCGCGTCGAGGACGTTGATGTCCTGCCAGTTGTACACGAACTGCGGCGCGATGCCGCGGGCCGAGAACCAGCCGTTGATCTGCGCGTCGGTGACGCTGAGCAGCTCGACGCCGTTCCGCTTCGAGAGGTCGGAGCGGATCGCACCGCGGACCCAGAACGGGAACACGGCCTCCAGCGTGGTGCCACGGCCGAGGCGGTGGAGGTAGCGGACGTGCTCACCCTGGAGCTCGATCGCGCGGAGCAGAGGAGCGAGGGTGCCACCCTCGGTCGGCATCGCGACGGCGGTCGAGCCCGCGGCGACGGCGCGGAGGATCCGCGCGGCCATGCGGTGATCGTGCGCGATCAGGGCGCCGCGCACGGTGCGGGCGATGACCTCGGGGTAGCCCTTCTGCTGGAGCAGGCCCGCGGTGATGCAAAGGCCGTCGACCTCCAGGCGGAACTCCTCGAACTCGGGGCACTCGATGCGGTAGCACGGCTTGGAACCGGGGGTGTCGTTGCCGTTCCCGTCCGCGTCGACGCCGTAGTTGCCCGCGATGTCCTGCTCCTCGGTGTAGTGGAAGCCGACGACATCGTTGAAGATGGTCGCGAAGTCCGGGCCGAGGGTGCGGGAGATGCCGCCGCGAGCCATGCCGACCTCGGGGAGCGAGAAGATGCCGTCGCGGCTCTCCAGCTCGAGCAGGTCGTACAGGGTCTCGGACGGGGCGCACCAGCCACCGGCCGCCACGAGGCTGTTGCCCTGGAGGCGGGACTCGGACGCGGCACGGCGGAGGACGTCCTCGACGTGCATCGCGTCGTTGTTGCCGATCACGAGGTCGTCGGGGATCGGCTTGCGGATGGACATGACGCCCATCTGCTGTCGCACGGTCCGGCCGCCACGGTGGGCGGCGCGGATCGCGGTCTCGTTCACCGTCGCGAGGCGGCGGTTCACGATCTTGCCCGCGTCCGCGAAGTCGATGCCCTCACCGGCGGCGTAGCCGGAGCCCTCACCGGCGGCGAAGGCGATGTCCTGCATCCGGGTCGGGGTGCCGGTGTTCTCCTGTCGAGCCTTCGGGAGGTGGCGCTTCGCGCGGCTCATGGGGACGGAGATCGGGCCACGCTTGCGCGGCGCCGCGGCGGTGAGGGTCTCGGCGGAGGACTCGTCGTCCTTCGCCTCGTCCTCGTCCTTCTCCTTCTCGGCGTCCTCGTCGGCGGGGTCCTCAGCGGACTCGTCGCCGTCCTCGGACTCCTCGCCGTCCTCGTCCTCCTCGGACTCGTCGGCAGGGGCGACCTTCGCGGCGAGCTCGGCGGCGCGCTCACGACGCTCGTTGGCGGCGGTCTCGCGAGTCGCGAGCTCCTCCTTGACGCCCTCGATTCCCTCGGTGAGGGCCGCGAGTGCGGTGAGGTCCTCGTCGGTCAGGTCGGAGCCGTCGCCGTACATAGCGCGGAAGGCGTCGACGGACTGAGTATGGAGCTCGGCCACCTCGGCGTCGCTCAGGGTCCCGAGGTCCTCGGGGATGGTGAAGGTCTCGTCCTCGTCGCCCTTGTCGGCGCGCTTGTCCGCGTACTGATCGGCGCGGGCCGCGAGGGCGGAGGGGGTGCGGTGAGCACGAAGGGCTCGCATGGCTACTCCTCGGAGTGTGGGGTGAACCGGTATCGGTCCCGCTGATCGTAGCGTGACCGCCCGAGGTCCACCTACCATGCCGGGCGCGATCATCGTAGCACCGCCTGCGCGAGGGGAGTCTCCTCGACCCTCTAGCGCCCCTATGGCTATGTCTCCGGCCTATGCCCCAGCGGGACCCTCTCTATGGGTATGCCCGCGGCCGCCTTCGGCTGCGGAGCATACCATAGAGGTTCCCTGGGACGCATAGGTGCAGGTCAGAGAGGTTTCATAGCACTGCTCTATGTAGAGCCCCTGGTCAGACATAGATCCATAGGAACAGCGAGAGGACCGCCCCAGAGGCGTCATGCACCTCGGGGACGGCCCTCGCGTGTCGCGCTCAGCGGACCTCGATGATGGTCCCGCCGCCCGCGCGTCGCTTCGCGGCCTCAGCCTCCAGGCGCGAGCCGAACGACTTCTGCCCCAGCCTGGTCTTGAGGACGTACTTGCTCGGCTCGGACGACTCCTTCGCCTTCACCGACGACGGGCCGAACGGGCGAGGGGTCTTCTTGCATCCACATGCCATGATGCTCTCCTTCGTAGTGGACAGTCTGTGGACGATCAGGGGAGAAGGTCCGCCGCGAAGCCGCGCACCCGCTCCTCGTTCAGCCGCCGCGCGAGCGCGTCAGCCGCCGCCCGCTTCTCGCGACGAGCGAGCTGCTTGAGGTAGCGCAGATCCTCCGTCGAGAGCGCCCCCTCCGTCCCCGGCCGCCGGACCTTCCGGGGCGGGATCATCCCGGACGCGACGAGCGCCTGCGTGTGCCCCGCGGCGCGGCGGCCCGACGGGCGCGGGACCGGGAACCCCGGCACGTTCACCGCGAGGGCCGCGACGAGCTCCAGGCTCCCGTTCACGCGCCTCCAGTCGCCCGACAGAGGAGCGCTGCGCATCGACCGAACCTGCTCCTCGGTGAGCGTCGAGCGCATCGCGCCCGCCACCCAGATCCCGAACTGGTCCTCCCCGGCCCGCACGTCCGCCGCCACCGTGCCGGTGTCGTCGTAGTGCGCGAGGGCCGCGAGAGCGCGCTTCTCCTGCGAGGCGTGCCCGGTGTTCATCGTGAGGTGACCGACCGCGACCTCCTCCCCGTCCGACGTCAGCACGGCGCCCGTGTGGAAGTAGGCGTAGCCCGTCGCCGACTGCGGAGGGCTCACACAATCGTCCGGGTGGCTGATGTGGCAGGAGTCCCAGACCGCGAGGTGCCCGTACACTCGCCCGTCCTCGGTGACGCGGAGCGGAGTCGCCTCCGCGAGGCCCGGATCCTCGAACCACGCCGACGGCGGAGCGACGGGACCGCCCGCCGCGACGAGGGAGAGCGTCGACGTCTTCGCCGCCGAAGCGCGCGCCCGGATCTTCTTCGCCTCCCACTCCGCGACGGCCGCGGCCGCCTTCGCCGCCGTCTTCGCGCTCACGCGCGGCCCGCCCGGCTTCGCCGTGACGGTCCCGCCGCGCGCCCACCGCTTCACGGTGTTCACGGCCGACGCGATCGCGCGGGACTCGGTCATCCCCTTCGCGATGAGGTGGTCCGCGATCCGGCGGATGTACTTCGGGAGGCCGCCCACGTCGTCGACCCAGTTGTAGGTCTCCTCGACGTCGTCCTCGCCGATCTCGTCGTCGGCGTCGAGAGCCTTGATCGCGTCGTCATCGCTGAGCGCCTCGTCCTCCTCGACGACCTCGATCTTCGCCTCAGCGAAGGCGGGGATGCTCACGATGGTTGCCGCGCGGATGCGGGCGCTCTTGGTCACGTGCACCTCGTCGTCCGAGGACATCGTCAGCATCACGACCTTGCCGTCGACGACGGCGCGAGCCTCCTGCTCACCGTCCTCGCCGTCCCCGGCACCGTCGAGCTGAGCCTCATGCGCCGCGAGAACATCCTCAGCGACGCGCACCTCGAAGCTCACGTCATCGAGGTCCATGCTCACGCCGTTCGTGATCCCCTCACCGACGACGCGCGCCGCCTCACGGCCCGCCTCGCTGGACGTGTCGAAGGTGCCGGTCCCGATGATCCGGCCGTCCTCCTCACGCTCGATGAACTGGATCGTGCCGACGACCTCGGCGCCGTCGTGCGCGCCGACGTCCTTCGCGACGTAGCGCAGCGGGATCGGGAGATCCTCCCAGCGGAGGGCACCCTCCTCGATCATCCGGCCGTCGCCGGTCATCGTCTGCTCCATGCCGATGACGCCGTTCCAGAGCACGAGGTCGGCGCCGTCATCCTCCGGCTCCGCCTCAGCCTCCTCGACGGCGTCCTCCGCGGCCTCGTCGATGATCTCCTCCTCGCTGTCCTCCGCGAGGGTGTCGGTGATCGCCGCGAGGGCGTAGGTGTCGATGTCAGCGGCGAGCTTCCGCCCGCGCTTCCGGTCTCGGGGGTTCGTCATCTCCAGGTCCTTCCGTAGGGCGGATCGGCGGGCGCCGACCAGCGTGCACCGGCAGTTCATGACCTCGCCGGGCGGCGCGGTCGGGTCGCCGGGGTAGAGCATCCGCGCCGCCCCGACGATGAAGCGGTCCTCCAGTCGCACGGTCTGCCCGTGCGCGATCGTGTGCGTCGGGCGGACCCGAGCGTCGTGCCGGGAGACCCAGCGCTTCATCTCGAAGCCCAGGGTATCGAGCGTCCCCGCGACCTTGAGATTCCAGTTCTCCGTCGCGAGGGTCCGCGCGATCCGCGAGACGGCGGCGCGGTACTTGCTCCGGCTGTCCCACCGGCCCGAGGACTCCTTCGGGATGAGCGTCGCGGAGAGGGCCCGCTTCGTCTTGTGCGCCGTCCACCCCTCCTCGCGCGCCGTCCTGAGCTGCTCCGTCACCTCATCGAAGGCCCACGACGGGAGGTCCGCGCCGTCCATCACGAGGCGCACCTGCCGGTCGTCCAGGTCCGTGTCCGCGGCGAGCTCGCGCACGGCGCCGTACCAGCGGTTCATCACCTGCGTGAAGGAGAACGGGTCCGCGACGAAGCGTCCGCCCTTCCCCCGCTCCGGGAGCTCGGCGGCGGGCTGAGCCCCGGCGGCGACGAGGGTAGCGGAGCCGAGGGCGGCGGCCGCGTCCACGATGACTCCGCGGAGGAAGTCCTCGACCCTCGCCGAGAAGGCCGCGTCGAGCGCGTCCTCGTAGCTCTGCCTCGCGTCGTCGACGGCGTCCTCGCTCGTGAGGTCGATGCCGTCGATGATCTCCTGCGCGTCGACGTTCACAGCGCCGCCTCCATCTCCTCAGCGCCCATCCCGAGGCGCGTCTCGAACCGGTAGCCGAGCTCCTCGACGTGGTGCGGTGTCCCCGTGATCACGAGGTCGTGCACGTACTCGTCGAGCACCTCGACGACGGCGGCCGCGTCCGCGCCGCACTCCTCACCGTGCCGGGAGATGAGGATCGGGACGATGTCCCAGGCGCCGCGGAGCGCCTTCGTCGCCTCCTCATCATCGACCTGCCAGACGGTGTGCGCGAGGTGGAACGGCGAGTCGCCGATGATCTGGTAGCGGGACCGCTTCGTGCGGACGAGCCGCTTCCCCATCGTCTCCAGCACCTTGAGGACGAGGGTGTCCCCGACGGCGAGGAGCAGAGCATCACAGTCCACGGATCAGCCCTCCCCGGGCCCCGGGAGCTCTGCCGGATCCGCCGACGTCTCAGGAATGCCGCCCGCGGGCCGCTCCTCGCCGTCTCCCGCGCTTTCGGACCCCTCGGCGTCCTCCGGGGCCGGGAGCGCCGCAACGCCCGCAGAATCGCCCGTGAGGACTTCCCGGATCTGCTCGACGAGGGTCGGGATGCCGGGATTCTGCGCGAGGGACGGTGCAGCGCGGACCATGTCGAGGACGACGGCGAGGGCCGGATCATCCTCCGCCCGCTCCGTCTCCTTCGGAGCGTCCGTGTCATCGAAGCCGTGCGCGCGCCGGAGGACCGTGTCGTCGATGACGCCCCGCTCGTGGAGGGCGAGGGAGTCTGCGCCGAGGTTCGGCCGCGAGATGAGGTGGTCGACGTCGTACCAGATGACGTAGTCCTGCGCCGCCTCCTCGTCGACGCCCTGGTCGATGAGCGCGGGCCAGAGGAACTGCGTCGTCAGCGCGTCGCAGATCAGCGAGAGGACGGGCGCGATGTGCGTCTCGACGGTCTCCGACTGGACGAGCCAGCCGCCCCAATGGTTCATGTCGCCCGTCCCGAGGAGAAGCTCCGGCGGCGCGTCCTGCCCGAGGGCGAGGCGGCGGATCGCCTCATCGCGGAGCTCCTGCGCTGCCGTGTCGAGGGGCTGGGAGAAGGTGAGGTGCTTGATCTTGTCGACCGCGTCGTCCGGCGCCGTCACGACGAGGGGGACGACGGCGGAGGCGGAGGCGCGGTCACTGATCGGGGTGAGCATCGACTCGATGAGCGACTCGGTGAACTGGTCCTCGCTCTCGTCGACCCCGGCCTGCTCGGCGAGGGACCGCTGGATCGACTGAGGGACGACGAGGACGCCCGCCCCGGCGAGGCGCGAGTCGACCTGCGCGCTCACGTGCATGGTGAGGCCGACGAGCTCCTTGAGCACGGGGAGGGACGAGCGGGTCGGGGAGTCCGCCTCCCACCACTTCCGGGGGTGCGGCCGCCACACGCGGATGAGGTAGAGGTCGTCGGGGCTGTACTCCGCCTTCTCGCCCTCGTCGAGGGTGAGCTCGACCTTGCCGGTCGTCGCGTTCACGCTGACCTCGGAGACGGAGAGCATCCGCCACTCCAGATCCTCCACCTCGACGTCGTCGAGGGCGGAGTGCTCCTCCTCAGCGTCCGCGGCTCCTGCCGACTCGCCGATCCTCTGCGTGAGCATGAGGCCGCCGGACGGGGCGGTGAGGTCGTCGCCGGAGAGCTCGTCGTCGGCGGCGGGAGGGATCCCGACGATCCAGCCCTCGCCGGGGATGAAGAGGTTCACGGCGAGCCGGTTGAGGATCTGCGAGCGGCCCGCGTCGCTGGAGCCGAAGGAGTCGAGGAGCGCCTCGGCGAGGCGGGACGCGGCGGTGGCCGTCTCCTCGTTGACCCTCTCCGGCGCGTCGGCGCCCGGGGTGACGCGTCCGACGTAGAGGTGAGCCTTCGCGAGCTGTCCCGCGAGGTTCGTCGCGAGGAAGCGCTGCTCACCGACGAGGTCGAACATGTCCCAGGCGTCCTCCTGCCACGAGGAGGTCCCGGAGCCGCCGGTCCGCTTCTTCTTCGTCTTGACGTCGGTCTCGCTGAGCCGCTTCGCGGAGGCGACGAGGGTGCTGAGCGGGGTCTGCTTCTTGTTCATCGGTCGGTGTCCTCATCGTCGTGGTCGAAGTCGCCGAGGCGGGCGCCGAGGTGCGCCGCGGCGTAGTTGAGTGCGAGGGCTCCCGCGCCGAGCCGCCACGCGGAGGCGGCCGGTCCCGGGCGGCGGGTCGCGGCGGCGCCCGTGACGAGCACGGCGGCGCCGAGCCAGAAGCCGATGCAGAAGGGGCAGTCGAGGCCGCTCCGGTACTTCCACCACCACGGCTCCTGAGGCGCCTGCCCGACGTTCGCGGCCGCCCACAGCTCCCGCTCGGCGTAGCGATCCATCGCCCGGTCGACGGGCTCGTGGATCCACCACCGGCCGATGTCGTCGGTGATCGCGAGGCGGGACAGGCGGGCCGCGGCGAGCACGGCGAGGGGGGCATCGAGTAGGCGCATGTGCTCATGGTAGCGGCCGGGCATGGCGAAGCCCCGGCCACCTGTGTAGGTGACCGGGGCCCTGGGGTGCGCGCCTATCGCACTGCTGAGGCTAGCACGGGGTCAGGGGGCGATCTTCTCGACCTCGGCGTAGCGGCGCTCGGCGAAGGCGCGGTTGGTGAGGCAGAGGTTGGTGTCCGCGATGGTCGCGGCGCGGCGCGTGGGCCGGGGGCTCCCGGCGGACATGAGCGTGAGGACGGTGTGCCCGGCGGTTGCGGCGCGGCGGCGCTCCCAGCGGGCGCGGATGCGGCGGCGCACGGCCTCGGCGGCCATGTTGACCTCGGGGGCGGTGGCGTAGGTGGCGGGGCGGATCGGCACGGTGTGCTCCTTCGGGGTGAGGTGAGGGCGGGCGCCGGGGTGACGCCCGCCCGGGGGTGGATCAGTACGGGAGGAGGTTCTGGTGGCCCTCGCCGACGGTCGCGAGGATGCCCTGCGCGTCGAGGTACTCGCAGGAGTCGAGCGCGTCGCCGAGGGTGATCCAGTCGTCCCAGCCCTCCAGCTCGACGAGGCATCCGAGGTCGGCGTACTGGCCGAAGAGGGTGATGGTGTGGAAGCCCTCGGTGCCCGGCTCGCGGGTGTCGACCATCCAGACCTCCAGGGAGCGGGTGGTGTAGACCGTCCCGCTGACCTCGTGCGCGTACTCGACGGCCGGGCCGGAGAGCGGGAGGGTGAGGGTGAGGGCGACGCCGGGGATGGGGCCGGGCATCGCGGAGATGCTCTCGACGGTGAGGCGGACCTCGGTGGCGGCGGGGGTGGCGGTCATGGGAACTCCTCGGGAGTCTCGGGCTGGCGGGGTGCCTGCCCTGGTCCCCATACTGTAGCACAGTATGAGCACAGTAGGTCAAGTCGACCCGAGCGTGCCGCCCATCACCGCCCGCCCGGCCCCGGCCGACGCCGAACCTGCGCGAGAGCCGTCCGCCCCACATTCCTCTGCACCGCGGCCCCAGACCGGCCCGGCACCGTGATCGCCGCCCGACCCGTCTCCCGAAGCGCCGAGAGACCCTGCGTCAACGCATCGACCTGATCATCGTGCGCGTCATGCGGGAAGTTCCGAAGCTCGCTGAGCAGGTCACTCACCCACTCGTTCCCCGGATCCGCCGGGAGCGGGAGGAAGACGTTCCCCGACTCGATCTCCGGCGTCACCGCCCGAGCACGAGCCTCCTTCCCCACAACCGCCTTCACCGGCTTGAGCCCGCTGATCTCCTCCCGGAGCGTGTCGATGATCGCCGCACCATTCGCCGCCTCCTCGATGAACCGCTCATGCACGAGGTGCCCGTACGGCGACAGGTACGGCTCATCCCCGAGGCCCCACGCGCGCATCTTGTCGAGGGTCTGCGTGAACGACCAGCGGCCGCGGTGCTGAGCGATGAGGAAGCGGTTCCCGCCCTGCCGACACCACCTCTGCCCGACGACGAAGTCCCCCTCCTCGGAGCCCTTGAACGCCGTGTCCCACGAGTCGATCCACCGGCCCGGCCGCGACGGGTCGAAGAGGACGACCTTCCCGTCATCCGTCACCCGCGCCGGATCCGTCGTCCAGTAGCGCCACCAGCCGACGTCGAAGATCGCACCCTTCGCCGGAGACGGCCGCTGCTGATACAGCGCCGCCCAGGCGTACGAGCCGACCGTCTTCTTCTGGTCATCCCACCGGACGAGCGCCTCCTCCGGAGTCTCATCGAGGAGCGGAGAGATCAGCGGCTCCCCCGGCTCCCGGCCGAGCACGTCGTCCTTCTCCGCGATCGCCGGGAAGGAGATCACCTCCCACTCCGACGGGTCCCCCGGATGCTCCGGCGACCGGACGCGGCCGAGGAGGTCATCCTCATGCCAGCGCGTCCCGATCATCACGACGAGGTTCGGCGGCTCCAGGCGCGTGATCGCGTTCACCGTCCACCAGTTCCAGAGGTTCTCCCTCTGCTTCGCCGAGTGCGCCGCCGCGAAGTCCTTCACCGCGTCGTCGATCAGCATCACCTTGAAGCCGAGGCCCGTGATCGACTGCCCGACGGACCGGGACGTGACCGAGCCCTTGTCCTCCGTCTGCCAGTGCGACGCCGCGCCCGCATCCCGCGCGAGGCGGATCCCGTACGCCGCACTGTTCTCCTCGATGAGCCGCCGCACCTCGCGGCCCCACCCGATGCTCAGGGAGTCGCTGTGCGAGATGAGCCCGACCTTCCAGTCGGTGTGCCGCCGGAGGAGCCAGAGCGGGAAGTACGTCGACGTGAGCTGAGACTTCCCTGACCGGGGAGGCATCGAGATGAGGAGGTAGCGGTTCTGCCCCGCCTCGACATCCTCGACCGCCTGCCGCAGCCGATCGCTGAGGTACACGAGGTGATCCCGGAACCGGTACGCCGGGTCGACCTCCCGCGCCTGCTCGATCGGGCCAGCGGGGAGAGCGGCAGACGCTCCGCTGACGGAGACGACGCGGAGGAGCGACTCGACGGCCAGGTCCGGCATCCCCTCCAGGGCGGCCGCGACCTCCTCGTCCGAGAAGCCCTCCAGCTCGGCCAGCAGATCCTCGTCGCTCACACTCTCCCCGCCGACGGTCACAGCGCGCCCGCCCGCTCCGCCGCCGCCTCGGAGGCGTAGAGGCGCGGGGAAGCGCTCTCACCGCGCGAGGGTCCGCCCCGGCCGCCGAGGAGCGTCCCGAGGACGACGCCCGCACCGGACAGGCCGATCGCCGCGAGGGACCCCGCCACGATCGCCGGGACCGTCCCCGTGAGGTTCCCGTACGCGCTCAGCGGCAGAGCGACGGCGAGGGACGCGATGATCCCCCAGAACGCGCCCCGCTCCGAGAGCTCGCGCCGCCACGAGAGCATGAGGACCGTCGGGACCAGCGTGCACGCCCGGAGGGTCCCGTAGAAGATGAAGAGCTGGACGACGGCGATGCCCGGGATGTTCGCGATCGCGAGGGCGCCGACGGTCAGCGCGATCATCGCGAGGCGAGCCCGTCGCACCACGCGGAGCTCATCGTCACCCATCCGCGAGAAGTCGTGCCCCGCGAAGGTGCTCAGCGCCGAGAGCTGAGACGACATCGTCGACACCAGCCCGCTGAACACGTACAGCAGGAAGAGGACGACGGTCCACTCGGGGAGCCACGCGAGGATCGCCGCGAGGTTCGTCAGCGACGGGTCCTCCGGGACCAGGCCACCCCCGGCCGCGGCGAAGCCGAGCGTCGCCATGACGATCGGGACGACGGCGAAGATCGCCGCGCCGAGGATGAACGACCGGCGGACGTCCCGCTCCTCGACGGCCCACGCCCGCTGCCAGAACGACTGATCGCCGAACGGCCCCGAGAGGAGCCCGATCGTCGTGCTCAGCCCGAAGCCCCAGAACACCGCCGCGCCCGGCCCGGATGTGAGGGAGGTGTACATCCCGTCCGCCCCGGCGAGGCCCGCCCCGATCGTGCCCGGCCCGGCGACGACGGCGACGGCCGCCGCGAGGCCGAGGCCGACCAGCCCGATCACGAGCATCTGCAACCAGTCGGTCACCACGGACCCGCGGAGCCCCGCATAGGCGGTGTAGCTCAGCGCGACGATCGAGAGCGCGAGGGTCACGGCACCTAAGGGGATCCCCGTCAGCGCGGTCACGACGACGGCCCCGGCGAGGAGCTGAACCGCGAAGGACGCGACCGCGAGCCCGATCAGCGCGATGAGGTAGAGCACCTGCACGCGCGAGGAGTAGCGGGCCGACGCGGCAGAGGAGAGCGTGAACCCCTCGGGGAACATCGCCCTCGCCCGCCGCGCGAAGAACGCGAAGATCACCAGGCACGCGACGTTCGGCACCGTGAACCAGAAGACGCCGACCCAGCCGTGCTCGTACCCCTGCTGAGCGGCGACGAAGAGCGCGGGCGCCCAGATCCACGTCGCCGCGATGCTGAACGCCGCCTGCACCCAGCCGAGGCGCCGCCCCGCCATGAGGAAGCCCTCCTTGCTCTCCCGCTCACCGGCCCGCGCCGGGCGCCGCGACGCGAGCCACGTTGCGCCGAAGAAGAACAGCCCGAAGGCCGCGATGAGCGCCCACCCGGCGCCCGGGGTCAAGATGTCCATGTCGTGTCCTGTCTAGGGGAGTCGCGGAACGCGCTGTGCGCCCGCCTGCGCTGATCGTAGAGCCCGGCCCGGGGCGAGCCCCGCTACTTCACCTTCACGTGGTACTCGGCCCGGTTGTAGCCGTCCGACGAGGAGATCATCCGGGCGAGGAAGTCCTCCCGCGAGAAGTCCGCGAGGCGGAACACCTCCTCCGGCTTCATGCCCGTCTCCTTCCCGATCTCCGCGACCGTCTTCCCCTCCGCGAGGAGCTCAGCGACGATCGCCTTCATCGGCTCGAGGAGGTGCGTGCCGCGGGCACGGTTGTGCGTGATCGTGCCGTAGACGTCCCCCGCCTTGTCGCTGTGCCGGACGCGGACGACGGGGACGAGCCCACCGAGGCGCGAGAGGAGCGGCTCCCGCCCCGAGACGGTCCAACGGTGGAAGCCGTCGATGATCGTCCCATCCGGCCGGGCGACGATCGGGAGGGTCCAGCCGTTGCTCAGAATCGACTGCGTGAGGAGCCGGAGGTTCTCCTCGTTCACCCGGTTCGGGTTGTAGTCATTCGCTCGCAGCGAGTCACGCGGGACGAACTCCAGGCCCCGAAGCGGGGTGAGGAGGTCCGCCTCGTCGGCGGCCGGGGCGGTGTCAGGAGTCGACGGTGAGGCCGACGGCTTGCTCACGCTGGTGCTGGTCATAGTTCTTCCTGCCTTCCGTGGCGATGTTTGAGAGGAGAGAGCGGTAGGACCGTTGCTTCGGGTCCCCCGCCGTGAGGATCTCGTGCGCGAGCTTCCAGTGCTTCGGGAGCATGTCGAGGCTGTTCCGCGCCGCCGTGCGGCGGAGCATCCGGTGCTCCTTCCCCTTCGTCGGGTTCTCCCGCACCCAATCCGGGTCCGTGAGGATCGCGAGGGTCTCCGCCTTCCAGTCGCGGGACTCCCCGCCCTGCTCAGAGCTTCGCGCCTCGCCGCGGCCGCCGGACTGCCCGAACATCTCCGTGTCCCAATAGAGCGCCGCGAGGTAGGCGTTCGGCTCCCGCGCGACGATCCGGTCCATGAGGTCCGGCTCGTACTCGTCCATCTTCACGAGGGACCGGGCCGTGTCGATCGAGAAGAACTGGCTGATCCTCATCTGCCGCTTCGTGCTCCCCGTCTGGTAGAGCTGGAGGTAGGTCTCGGGGAAGTCCAGCTCCTCGTCGCGGATGTACCGCCACACGTCCGTGTCCCGCCAGTCGAAGATCGGCTGGAAGAGCGTGTCCTCCGGCGTCTCCCACCGCTGGTCGAAGGCGTTCATCCTCTGGATCGACTCGAAGGACCGGACCCCGGCCATGCGGATCCCGTCCCGCATGATGCGGGGGAGGAACGTCTGGTAGTTCTCCTGCCGCCGCCTCAGCTTCGGATGGTCCGTGATCGCGAAGGACGGCATCGGGCGGCACCACACGTCCCGCTTCGTCGAGTCCCAGCAGATGAACGTCTCGTCATTCGTGAGCTGGTTGAAGCAGTTGAAGTGCTTCACCTCGATGCAGTACCAGCGGAACTCCGCCCCGGCCGCGAGGAAGCGCCGCCGCCAGTCGCGGACGATCCGGTCGACCTCACCGAAGATCGCCTCCTCGTCGACGAAGACCACGACGAGTCGCGACGGGTCGATGCGCCCCTCACGGATCAGCTTGTAGACGAGGTCCGCGAGGACGATCGAGTCCTTCCCGCCCGACATGCTGAGGTAGACCCGCACGCCGTTGCTGAACGCGCGGATGATCCTCCGCCGCGCCCCCTCGACCACGTCGTAGGTGAGGGGCTTCCGCTTCGTCACCATCCGCGGCCACACGCCGGGCAGACGTGCCCCTCCCGCTTGCGCGTCTCGACGGCGTCCGCGAGGGCGTCCCCGGCCGGAGTGCCCGTCGAGAAGTCCAGCTCGATCGAGGGGGCCTCGTCGCTCGCAGGGGCGCCGCTGCCAGTGAAGGACGGCTCGGGCGGGGTGCCGACGGTCGCCTGCTCGTTGTACTCGTCGACGTCGTCCTCACGGCCGAGCATCCGGTCACGGACGGCCGGGTCGATGGTGCCGTACTCCTCCGCCTCAGCCGTGATGTCCTCAGCGTCCGCGATGAGGGTGCGGAGCATGTCCGGGTCATAGCCGGGAACCTCGAAGTCGCCCAGCTCTGCGAGCATCGCCTCGACCACGTCGAAGTCGTCATTCGACAGGTCCCCGGTCCGGTTGTCCGCGAGGACCAGCTTCGTCTTCTGCGCCTCCGTGAGCCCGGTCATCCGGTAGACGCTGACCTTCGACACCCCGGCCCGCTTGAGGGCGACGTGGAGGCCGTTCCCCGCGAGGATCACCCCGTCCTCATCGACGACGAGGGGCCGGTACTGCCCGAACTGCTCGATGGACTTCACCAGCTCGTTGAGCTGCTTCTCAGGGTGCCGTCGCGGATTCCGGTCGAGGGGACGGACGGTGTCGATCGCGACGAGTTCAGTCTTCACGTGGTGCCTCCAGGGCGCTGTTGGTAGTGGGGTCATCCTGCGCGGCGGTCCCGCGCCGGTAGCTGATCTGCTCAGCGGTCCGCTCGACGCTCAGCGTCCCGTCCCGCTTCTGCTTCCTGATCTCGCGAAGGCGCGTGAGGAGCACCTCGCGGGACGTGTCGACGCCGATCTCCTTCGTCACGCGCGGGACGCCCGCACGGTCGAGGATGCTGTTCGCGGCGCGTTGCCGGTCCGCTGAGGTGTCCGCCTGGACCATCTCTCGGGCGAGGGTAGCGATCGCAGGGTCGATCAGCTCGACGAGTCTGAGGGCGGCCTTCCGCTTCGCCTGTGGGGAGCTCCCGCCGTGCGTCCTGCACACGCGCTGGCCGCTCATCGCGAGGGCTCGGCAGGGCTCTCCGTTGCTTCGGCGCGCTGAGCACATCCTCTGCCCGTTCGGGCGGAGCCTCACCCCAGGGTCGTCGACACTCTCGGGTCCCTGATCGCCGGTAGTACCGTGCTCGTCGTCGCTGGTCAGGGGCTCATGCGCTGGGCTCGACATCGGCCTCCTCCTTCGTCAGCTTGAGATAGGTCTCTAGCTCCGCCTGCTCGCGGAGGGCTTGGAAGACCTCAGGCTCGTAGAGCCGGAGCATCGAGTGCGTCGCACGGATGACGCCCTGCGCCCACCGGTTGCAGAGCTTGCACTGCGTTCGCTGCGACCCGATCCGGCCAGGCTCCCCGCGCTCAGCACACGCCGGGCACGGGTACTCCCGCGACCTCGCCGCCTGCTTCGCTCTCGCCATGAGCCGGATCCTAGCAGGGGTAGTACCGGGCGAGCGCCGGACCCGACTCGCCTCGACGGCCGGGCACGACGAAGCGGGCCGCCCCGTAGGACAGCCCGCTCGCCGGATCCGAGTCGCCTCAGCGCCCGGCCCGAGCCCGCGTGAGCGCGAGCCCCGCCGCCCGGTGAGCCTTCGTGATCGTCGTGTCCTCCGCGGCGCCCTCGGCGACGAGGACGCGGCCGCGGGTCACGTACGCGCGGCGGGTCACGCGGTAGCGGCGGTAGCCGAGCCTCTCGGTCGTGGTCTCGATGTGCTCGTTCTGCATGTCTGGCTCCTCGGGTGCCTGCTCCCCGGCCTCTCCGGGGATGTGCTCATACTGTAGCACAGTCTAGGGGCGGCGGAGCACGTGCTCGATCCTCCTCGCCAGCACCGGCATGATGTGCCTCACCTCCAGCTGAGCCCGGCGATGCACGTTCGGCATCGGCCCCTCGTCCTTCCATGCCGCGAGGATCCGCGAGAGCTCCCGGTCACGCCGCTCGAGGTACTCCCGCCGCTCCGGCGTGATCCCCGCGTCCCGCCGCCGCTCAGACTCCTCGAGGGAGCGCGCGAGGGCCGCGGACCGCTTCCTCTCCTGCCTGAACGCGGACCGGAGCCTAGCGTTCTCCAGCGCGAGGGACTCCTCCGTCCCGTACGGCGTCGGCCGCTCCCGGCTCACAGCTCCCACACATCCGTAGCGAGTCCGGTCTCCACGTGGTCACGAGGAGCCTCCTTGAACGAGCTCCCCCAGAGGTCCACGGCCACAGTCATCGCGTCGACATCGGGGGAAAGCGCATCCACCGAGAGCATCGTCCCGTTCAGGTGGACCACTACGGACTCCAGGCCCGGTGCATCCTCTACGGCCGTGACCTGCTCCGACCGCACGTAGACGGACGTCCCGTTCTCCCGCTGAAACTCCAGGATCCTCATCGCTCCTCCTCCTCGTCTCGCCGGACCCCGATGAGCCCGTAGTAGCCGTTCAGCGTGAGGACGACCGGGACCGGCTCGCCCGGCGTCGTGATGTGCCGGTCGACCTCCCCCGTCTCCACGCCGTCGACGATGCTGGTCACCTCGAAGCCTGCGTGCGAGTCGCAGCAAGTCCGGAGCCGCTGGAGCTCACCCTCGAAGGTCAGCTCCCAGCGCGGGTTCCCGCTCTTGCTGTTCTCCAGCCGCGAGAAGCGGGTCACGCGCCGCCTCAGCTCGGTCCTCTCGTCGATCTTGCTCATGCCGTCCTCCTCAGATGGTCGATGATCTGCCGCCCGATGTGCTCCGCCATGACCGGCGGGACCACCTGGGACATCTCGTGCTTGGTCATCCAGTCGATCCCGAGGAGCGCCTGGACGACGCGGGTGTGCGGGATGTACCCGCCCTTCCTCTCGGGGTTGTCGCGGTGCGCCGGAGTCCAGCCGCCACCCTCCCCGTACACCGAGGCTGTCACGACGCCCCGGTCATGCCTGCACCCTCCGTTGCCCCTCAGCGGGAGGTTCGACTCGAAGAGCCGGTGCCTCACCAGCTTGAGCATGACGCCGTCGACGTCCGGCGCCTGCATCCCGAACTCCGTCCCGCAGAGCCTCAGCGGATCCTGGAGCGGAGCGCCGACGACGTTCTCGATGACGTACGGGAGCCCGGTCCGGCGGAGCGCGTCCCGCGTCGGCTCGACGAGGTCCGGGTGCTCCTGCGAGTGGAGCGTCCTCGTCCGCGAGAACGACTGGCACGGCGGGCTCGCGTGGATCGCGTCGAAGTCGTCGAGGGCGAGGGTCGTCCGTCGTCCGTCCCGGCCGAGGAACGCGAGCCGGAAGCCTGCCCTCAGCGCGCGCAGAACGGCGAGGGCATCGCCCTGGTGGAACGGGAAGGGGTAGCGGGGCTGGTCGTCCTTGTCGACCCCGTAGACCTCGAAGCCCGCTCGCGCGTAGCCCGCGGCCGCGCCACCGGCGCACGAGTAGAGGTCCAGCAGGCGGTAGGTCATCCTCAGAACTCCGAGACGAAGAAGGTGGCGCCGCGGCCCTTCGCCGCGATCTGCGCCATGGTCGGGCCGGACGCACGGCCGAAGTCGATCTGCTGGTCATCCTCGTCCCGCACGTCCCACAGGTAGCGGAGGCCGTCCATGCCCATCACGATGAAGGCGTAGCGGCCGGTGGCCTTCTCGCCGCTCTCGACGCGGGCGTAGTGCTCGGCGCGGGAGATGGTCGGGATGTCCAGGAACTTGGCGGTGATGTCCATGATGGGCTCCTCGGGAGTCTCGTCCTCGGGGCGGTTCCCCTCGGTGTTCCCATACTGTAGCACAGTGTGAGCACAGTACGTCAACACCGAGGGTGACCTAGGGCTCAGTGGTCCGGGCCGCCGCAGATGTGGCACCCCGGCTCCTCGTCGTCCTCGGGCTCAGGGTGCGGGTTCCTCTCGAACGCGACCTCGAGCGGGAGCCCTGCGTCCGCCGTCACGAAACCGTTCCTCGCCCCATCGGCCCACGACTCGTGCAGGGCCTCCGCGCGATCCTCCGCGAGGCGGCGGTTCTCGGCCTGCGCCGCCGACAGAGCCGCCCCTCGCTGATCGTGCCGCTTCTCCAGCTCGGCGTACCGCTCGCGCTCCTCACGAAGCACGGCGACCAGCAGGCGCGAGTAGACGAGGACGTTCTCCTCGCCCGCCTCGATCGTGCTCGCCGTTCGCAGCGACTCCCCCGGAGGAAGCGTGGCGATCACCGTGAACTGCCCGACCCCGTCCGAGAACCCCACCTCGGCGTCATAGCGGATCTCCGCGTCGGCGACGAGCGCCCACTGCCGGTGCCCGTCCGGAGTCTCGACGGCGAGGATGCCGCTCGCCTTCGACAGCTGGCTGTTCTGCGGGTTCACCTCGATCACAGCGCGCCCCTCTCCGTCGACGAGAGCGCGAGCAGAGCGTCCAGCTCGATCCGCGAGAACGGGCCGACCGTCGCCGTGCACTCCTCCTGCGAGGCAGTCACGTAGAACGACCCGTCGAGCACCTCAACCCTCAGCTCATCGCCCTCCGGATCGACCATCGAGGCCGTCGTCATCCTCGTCTCCGTGCTCATCACTCCACCTCCGCTTCGTCCTGCGCCGCGAGCATCGCGGCCGCCTGGTGATAGCACCCGGCCTGGCTGACCTTCACGTCACCCCGGCGGCACGTGCACAGCGCCCAGTCCTCGACGAACTGCACGCGGTGCTCGGCGCCGGTCCTGCTAGACCTCACGAACCAGACCGTCGGGTCCGTCTCGTGCGGCCGGATGTCCTCCGCGGGGACGCGCTTCGCCTTCGCGAGGACCGCCTCCGAGAAGTCCTCCTCGACGCTCATCGGTCGACCCCCGGGATGTCTCGGTCCTCGTCGGCCGCGAAGCGGGCGATCTTGAGCGCCTTCTCCACGCGGTCCGTCTGAGGAATGTCCTCACCGGCGAACGCCGCCGCGATGCCGCCACGCTTGCCCGGGGCCGGGATCATCCCGAGCGCGGTCACCACCACGTCTAGGCGCCGGGCCCAATGCTCGGAGAGACGCTGGTGCGCCTCCGTCCGCTCCTTCTCCTCCTCGAGGTCAGCGACCCGTCCGATGAGCTGGTCGATGATCGGCTCGTCCGCCCCGGCCCACAGGCGAGGCACCTCGGCGGTCGCCGGGCGGATCCGGCCGTACTCATCCCGGCCGAGGGGGATCGCCGTGTTCTCACGGACCGTGAAGTGCCCCGCGTTGATCTGCCGGGCGGTCTCCTCGACGGCGGGCGAGTCGTGCACCTCATCGTCCTCGTGCATCTCGCACTCCGCCTTGATCGCCTCGATGAGCTTGCGCGGGTCAATCGGGCCGACGTACGCAGACTGCCGGTCGATCCCCTGCGAGGCGCCCTGGGTCGCGCCGATCGTGAGGCCGTCCCGCTCGAAGTGGAGCGAGATCGCGTCCCCGTCGCTGTCGTAGATGTTCCTGCTCATGTCCTTCTCGCTTCCTGCTCGGTGGCGCTGTGCGCGCCGTGGTGGGGACGGGAGGGACCCGACGGGGTCGGACCCCTCCCGCGTGACGCTGTGCCGTCCTCGGCCCGCTCAGCCCTGCGAGGGGTGCCCGAGAGCGCGGTCCTTCGCCTCCGCGAGGTCAGATCGCGCGGAGACCGCGATCAGGTCAGCCACTCGATCCAGCTCCGCCTCCTTCTCCTCGGCGTCGCGGAGCGCCTTCCGCGCGGACTCGACGGTCCGGGCGGCGCGTCGGTACGCCTCGGCGAGGATGCTCTGCACCTCGTCATTGTCGACGGGGAAGAGGGCGAGATCGTTGGTCGCCTCGAACACCTTCTGCTTCACCTCGGCGTCCGCGCCGAAGCGGCCCTTGGTGATCTCCAACGCGGTGATCGCGACGGTCTCGCCGTTGTTCAGCACGCCGGTCACGAGCCCGAGGGCGACCATCGGGTCGTTGTAGCTGTCCTTCGGGATCAGGCGGCGGTAGGCGTCGCCCTCCTCGAGCTGGGTCACGCGGGCGACGGTGGCGGTGTCCTTGATCAGGGTGCGGGTCTCCATGGTGTGTCCTCCTTGGACGGTGTAGGGGTACTGCGGGGTGGGTCAGAATCCCTCGGGGATCTTCTCGATCTGCACCGCGGGGGCCGTCCTCGGCGGGATGATCCCGCCCTGCTCCTCCACGGAAGTCGCGGGCGCCGAAGCGGTGAGCGCGAGGGTCGCGGCGAAGGTGATCGCCCCGGCGGTGGTGGCGATGAGGGCGGTGGTGCGGTGCTTCATGGTGTTCTCCTCGGGAGTCTTGTAGGGGCGTCGCCCCGGTGTAGTCATACTGTAGCACAGTATCGGCACAGTATGTCAATGTCGACAGATCACACAGCCTGCGCGATCTTCACGGCGTCCTGCACCAGGCGGTTCTGATCGAGGTACGCCCGCTTGAAGCGCGACTCCTGCGAGTGAGCACGGCGGCCGTGGTTCAGATACTCGACGCTCGCCTGCACGAGACCCCAGCGCGTCCCGAGGATCCGCTCGTTCGCCTCACCCCGGTAGATCCCGAGCCAGGTCTGCCGCGCCTCATCGACGTTCGCCATGACCCGGTCGCTCGCAGTGCTCGGCGGCGGCGCCGGGATGAACCGCTCGACGAAGTCCCATCCGGCGCCCGCCCCGATCCTCTCCGCGCCGAGGTGCTCGCTGAGCATCCGGTACGCCTCGATCGAGTCGCGCCAGCCCGCGAGGGCCTCACGCGCCTCCTCGATCCGGTCCTTCACGTTCCGCGTGTGCCGGAACACGAACTGGGTGCCACGTCGCTGCGAGTCGAGGTCAGCCATCTGCGCCGTGTTGTCGCAGACGATCCTCGTCATCGTCGCCTGCCCGCGGAACGAGCCCGAGCCGTCGTGGCTGTTCTGGAGCGCGTAGTAGGCGATCGTCCCCGTCTCCTCGTCCCCGCGGACCGTGAGCGGATCACGGAGGCGGATGAGGAGCCACACCTTCGCGCCGCCCTTGAGCGACCCGCCGGTCTCGAACATGATCTCCCCGCGGGACTCCCCCTCGATCGCCTCAGCGATGTCCCACAGCTCGTCGTTGGACACGAGCTCGTAGGTGTCGCTCACGACGCCGAGCGTGTCCCCGTTGTCGGACCGCTGGACGGCGCGGAAGCCGGGCACCGGATCGTAGTTCGTGATCGGCTCCTCGATCAGCGATCCGTCCTCCCCCGCGACAGGGCGCGTCTCGAAGGACGGCTCCTCGGTGAACAGCGGCACGGTGACCGGCTCCCATCCGTGCACGAGGGGCTGGAGCTCCTCGCGGGTCCCGTACTCCGGGAGGACGACGCCGAGGCCGTGCCAGGCGGGCTCGCGGACGGTGAAGAGCGCGTCGCGCTCGGTGACGTTGTGGGCCATGCTCAGTGCTCCCTGCTGTTCGTGATCTGGTCGATCGAGCCGGACGGCCCGAGGACGAGGGTGTCGGCGTGACGGCGGATCCGCTCAGGCTCGACGGTGTCGATCTCGATGTAGCCGACGTGGTCCCGCTGGACGAAGGCGATCCGATCCCGGCCGAGCATCGCGTTCAGCCGCTCCCGCGTGCTCACGGTGTTCCAGCCGCAGTTCGTGAACTCCCGGGTCCCGTCGGCGTGGAAGGTCGCGATCGTGTTGCCGTGGTACTGGACATCGAGGGTGTCCTTGTCGCGCCGGGAGACGCGGGTGTTGTTGACGACCGTCCGGACCTGCCGTCCGCGGAGCGCGGTCTCGGCCTCGGCGTAGGTGGTCGGGAGGCGGCCCGCGTAGCGGCTCATCGCTGGACCTGCTGGGTGCGCTTCGGGAAGAGGCTCTGGGCCTTCTGGCCGTAGATCCCGATGGTCTGCCGCTCGGCCAGGCTCGGGGCGACCTTCTTCGGGCGGGTGCGCTCGTCCATCAGGGCGAGGTCCCGGCGCTCGGGGCTGTGCCGCTTCGTGCGGCGCTTCGCCTCCGTGATCGCCTCGCGGTAGATCGGGGTGTCGTCGTGCATCATGCTCTCCTCCTCGGGAGGTTGGGGCGGGGCGCCGGTTGCGCCCCGCCGGGGGGTAGTCGGTCAGCCGTTCCGCAGGGCCTTTCGATAGACCGAGGTGGCCTTGCGGTAGGACTGGAGGCGGGCCTGGTCCTTCTCCTTCGCGCCCTCGGGGTAGTTCCGGTACGGGCGCTTGAGGGCGAAGGAGATGTCCCGGCGGAGCGACTCGGCGATGTTGTAGTTCTTGCGAATGACCGCCAGCGCCTCGATGCGCTCCTCGCCGGTCAGGGTCTCCATGTCGCCGACGATCTGGTCGGCGTCGGCGATGATGTCGAGCTTCTGCATGGTGGCTCCTCGGGAGTCTCGGTGGGGGCTGTTCCCCCGCTGTGCTCATACTGTAGCACAGTGTGAGCACAGCGGGTCAAGTCGTCAGCGGGCCGCGGTGATCGGGTTGCACTCGGCGGCGCGGAACGCCTCGATCATCTCGGCGGTCGGCTCGATGAGGGTGGCGACGCCGCCGATGATGACCGTCGCCGCGCCCCACTCCTCGGCGTCGACGTAGACCTCGACGCGGGACTGGATGAGGTCCGCGCCGAAGAACACGGGGAAGGAGAGGGACAGGTAGGTCACGCCCTCCAGGTCGGACTCGACCTTGCGCGCCTTGCTCCAGTGCCCGGCGGCCTCAGCGATGACGGACTGGATGTCGGTGGCGGTGATGGTGCTCATGGTGGGCTCCTCGGGGGCCTCGGTCGCGGGGGCTTCTCCCTCGCGGTGTGTTCACAATGTAGCACACTCTGAGCACAGTAGGTCAACTCCCGGGACTGTGCCCCTCGTCACGTAGCGCGAGGTCGATCAGCGCGAGGGTCTCCTCCGCGCTCAGCACCACGTCAGCGACGGCACCGGCCTTCCTAAGCACCTCGATCTGCCGTCGCTGCACTGCCGTGGCTCGCGAGAGCGCGTGCTCCCTCGACTCCCCCGGCTTCTGGTGCTTCACCTCCGCCGCGATCATCCGGCCCTGCACCACGATGAGCAGGTCCGGCGTCCCGATCGTCTGCGTCGGCGAGCCGTGCACCTTGAAGCACCAGGCGTCAGGGTGCGCGGCCCGCACGGCGCGGACGATCTCCCGGACCAGGCCGGTCTCATTCCTAGGCATCGGCGAGGCCCCGTCGCAGGCTCTCCAGCGTCCCCATCATGCGCACCTCGTCCATGTTCGCTCCCACCTCCGAGCCGAGCCCCATGATCAGGGCGTCCACGGTGACCAGACGCTCCGCCGTCGCCGCGTTCCCCGCGCGCACCTCCTCGATGAGCTCTCCGAGCCGCGAGGACATCCCCGCCAGCGCGCCCTCGATCCGGGCGAGGTGACGCTCCACCTCGTGCACACGCGCCTCCGCGTCGCTCAGCGGGGCCGCCTCCGGCGCCGGATCATCCTCGACGGGCTCCGGGACCTCGACGGGCACGGGAGGCTCCTCATAGCGCGTCCAGTAGTTCGTGCGCGCGCCGCGCGGGTTGGTCGCCCGGCCCGCGTGCTTGAGCACCTGGAGAGCCGCGGTCACCTGCGGCATGGTCAGCGGGAGGTTCTGAGCGAGTCGCTGCACCTGCACGGGCGAAGAGCCCATCTCAGGCAGGGCGGCGTAGACGATGTCGGCGTTGGTCTGTCGGGGCATGGTCGGATCTCCTCGGGAGAACGGCGCGAGGCCGCGAGTGCGATAGGGACGTAGTAGGGGAGTGGGTAGGGACGGGGCGGGCACCCGGCGCTCAGGTGCCCGCCCCGCGGTAGAGAGCTCTCAGCTCAGAGGTTGTCGAGGTCGTCCAGGTCGACCTCGCCCTGCGCGTCGTCGTCCTCGGGCTCCGGGGCCGCGGCGGGCGCGGGAGCGGGCGCCTCCGGCGCCTCCGCCTCGAACTCCTCCGGCGCGTCGGCGGGCTCCTCGACGTCGTCGATGTCCACCTCGGACTGCTTCGCCGCCTTCTCGGGGAGGCGGGCGTAGCCGGACACCTCGGACTTGACGCGGCCGTTGTACGGGTCACCGTCGCGCACGGTGATCTCCATCGAGCGGCCGACGAACTTCGAGATGTCGAGGCTCAGCCGCTTCTTCGGCGTCTTGATCCCGAGGGCCTGGAGGAAGCCGACGACGCGGAACATGCTCTTCTCCGTGAGCACGAGCCGGTCCGTGATCGTCTGCCCGTCGTAGTCGCCGCCGTGGATCCGGAACCAGACGTTGACCATCGGGTTGCCGCTCTTCGCCGTGTCCGGCTCGACGTCGTCGACGACGACCTTGTAGGTCCCCTCCGGGACGCGCGAGCCGACACGGTCCTTGTAGTTGGTGAGGTCGATCGTGATGTTGCTGTTCGCCATGGGGCTGTTCTCCTGGATCAGTCGTCGGTGTTGCTGGCCTTGGCGGGCGCCGCGGCCTTCTTCTTCGCCGGGACCCCGCCGATCCCGAGCACGCGGCTCAGGCTCGTGAGGTTCGCCGGATTCTTCCGCCCGAGGATGGGCGGCACCTTCCCGCGCAGGTTGTGCGGGAGGCGAGCCTTGGTCCGGTAGCCCGGGTGAGAGCCGAACCGGACGATGTGATGGACCGGGTTCTCCGAGTCGTCGGAGAGCGCGTCCATGTTGTCCTCCACGTCGCAGTAGAGGATGTAGTCGGGGGTCGCGCACGCGATGCTCAGCGCGCCCTTCTGCACGTCAGGGTTCCGCATGACGGTCTGCGACATCTCGTCCTCCTGCACCTTCGTCTGCGCCGTCATGACGACGTGCATCGGGTGCTTCCGGTCCCCGTCCGCGAGGCCGTACCAGAAGGTCGCGGTGTCGACCATGACGTCGAGGGCCTGTCCCCACGTCCTCATGTCCGCCGGGGCGGTGCCCTGCTTGATCTCGCGCACGGCGGTCTCGTCGTGCCCGAGGAGGTAGCGCATCGTCATCTTCTGCACCGAGGTCAGCGAGTCGATGACGACCGCCTCGAAGCCGTGGTCGCCCTTGTCGAGCGCCCAGAACAGGTCATCGAGCGCGGTGATGCTGTCGGGCCGCGCGACCGTGATGTTCTTCGCGTACGGGGCGCCCTTGAAGGAGCGGATGCCCTTCTCGCCGGTGAAGTCGACGAAGAGCGTCGGGCCGCACTCGGCGATGCTCGCAGCGAGGGTCGTCTTGCCCGAGCCCTGCGGTCCGTGGATCAGCCAGCGGCCGCGATCCTCCGGCACCTCGTCGGCGCCCATCAGGTCGACGCCGGGGATGTTCAGTGCCATGTCTCTCCTTCGTTCGGTGTACTCATGGTGTGCTCATAGTGTAGCACACTCATGGGGTCGTGGTGTCCTTCGCCGCTACCGCCTCAGCGCGCGAGGAGCCCTTCCGCGGCCGGATGAACATCGCCTCCAGGTCGTACTCACCGCGCGCGCCGCCGGTCATCTCAGCCCGGCACAGCTCGGCGAACGGGCACCACTGGCACCCCTTCGTGAGGTTCCGGCCAGCCTCCCCCGTCTCGACCGCGCGCTCCCGCGTCCGGCGCACATCCCCGGCCGTGTCGACGGCGGCGCGAAGGTGCGTCGTCACGACGTTCCGGTTGAGCGGCGTCAGCGTCCGCTGGTGCCATGCGCTCAGCGCGGCCGGGTCGCTCAGCTTCGCGATCACGCTCTCCTCCGCGGTGTAGACCCCGGACGGCTTCGGCTGTCCCTTCTTCGCCCCCGAGGCGTAGACGGCGCCGGGATCACCCCACGGCACGCCATCACCATCCGGCCCGGCGGCAAACGCGAGGTAGGTCGCGAGGTCGTAGTCCGTGACGGACTTGCTCAGCGTCCCCGAGGCCGTGATCGACGGGGACTTCGGAGCCGCCGAGCGCACCCGGTCGTACGCCGTCGCGCGGATCGGACCGTAGCCCCACGCGGTGACCGTCGGCGACGCGCCCCAGGCGTACACCTGGAGCTGGGAGTCCATCATGTCCTCCGCGCTCGTCCTCGCAGCGAGGGCCTTGTGCGCCTTGTGATCCCTCGCGACGACGAGGTTCCGTCGGTCGTCGAAGTAGACCTCGTCGACGTAGCCGACCATAGTCGTCGCCGTGTCGTGCATCTCCCCGGTGCCCTTGTCCGTGAGCGGAGGGAGGTCACGGCGCCAGTACAGCTCGACCGCGAGGGGACGCTCATAGAGGAGATCCTCCGACCACCGCTCCCGCCAGGCCGCGTCGACCTTCCGGAGCCGCGTCGGGAGATCCTCCCTGATCCTCGTCTCCCACGCCTCGAGCTCGACCTGCGTCCGCCCCTTCCACCACTCGTCGGCGAGGGTGAGGACGCGGTAGACCAGGCCGGGCCTCCGGTGAAGCGAGGTAGCCTGCTCGTGCTCGAAGTTGGCGCGAAGATCCTCGAGCGAGTCCAGCTCGATCGTCGGCCCGCCGTCGACGGTCGCGATCCGGTCCGGGACCCACTGGAGGCTCCCGTGCAGGAGCCCCCGCTCGATGCTGTCGGCCGCGCGGAGCGCGTGCCACCAGAGGCCGAACTCCAGCTCGACCTTCGCCTCCTGCGGGTCGACCTTCTCCAGCCTCCGGTGGTGCTTGTACATCCACTGCTGAGGACACGTTCGGTGTGTCGTGATCTGCCCGTAGGCCAAGAACTGCTGTTGCTTCTCCATGCGCTCCTCCTCGTCGGTGCTGTGAGACTGTAGCACACTCTGCCTACAGTCCCAACTCGCTGACCTGCGTGTCGTTCTATGTATTTGCATATGGGGTGCCCTATGGGGTATGCCTAACGGCATACCCATAGGGCCCCATAGAGGCATAGACGCCCCAGACATAGGCCCGGGTCACTCCCCAGACTGCTCCAGGATGTGCCGGAGCACCGCCGTCTCCAGGTCCGTCCTCTGCTGGTGCGACTGGAGGATCACCTCATCGACCGTGCCCGGCGCGACGACATGCCAGAAGGTCACCGGCCGCGTCTGACCGAGTCGGTTCAGACGGTCCCGAGCCTGTATGTACTCGTCCCTCTGGAGGGTCATCGACCCGAACACCGCGTTGCTCGCCGTCACGAGCTCGTTGACCGCGAGGGACATCGTCGTGATCTGAGCGACCATCACCATCCGCTCAGGCCGGTCGCTCCCGAACCGCTGACGCATCCTCATCCGCTCATCGTTCGGCGTCCCGCCCGCGATGACCATGACCTCGGTCCCCTTCGCAGCGAGGGACTTCTTGAGCGCGAGGATCTCATGCGTGAACTGGCAGAAGATCACCACGCGCGACTCGCCCGCGAGGGTGTCGTGCACGAGGGACCGGATCGTCTGGACCTTGGAGTCCCCGACCTCATGGACCTCCCCCTGCTCATCCGGGAGGTGCCCCGAGGTGATCTGCCGGAGCCGCATCATCTGCGTCAGCCTCGAGCCGACCGTCACCACCCCGCCGTCGGCGCCGAGGTCCGCGGCGAGGGCCTTCTTCATCTCCGCGTACGCCTTCGCCTCGCGCGCGCTCAGCTCGACGTGCACCGTCGCGTCCGTCCACGGCGGGAGGTCCAGCGCGTCCTCCTTCCGCACCACCGTCGCCCGCTCAGCGAGGATGTCCTGGAGCTCGTCGAGGTTCTGGTAGCCGACCACCTCGCGACCGAGGTAGCCCCCCATCTTCGCGTAGCGGTCCCGGAACCGGCCGAAGGTCGCCGTCTTCCGCGACCCGTCCGCCTGCACCTCACCGAACGCGCGCGGGTCGATGAACCGCCACTGCGCGAAGACGTCGAGCGCCCCGTGCGGCATGAGCGTCCCCGTGAGGCCGACGCGACGCGGGACGTGCGGGACGATCCTCGCGAGGAGCTTCGAGGCGTTCCCCGTCACGCCCTTGATCTTGTGGAGCTCGTCGACGACGACGAGGTGCGGCCCGAACCGCTTCACCGCGTCGACCATGATGTCCGCCGTCGTCCTCGAGCCGACGGGGCGCCGCGAGGCGAAGGAGTCGATGTTGAGCACCTCCACGACCAGTCGCGGCCCCGGGACGCCGTCAGGACCCTCCCCCCGGTCCGCGAGGGCGGGGCGCGAGTCCCAGGCCCAGGAGCGGGCCGCGTGGAGCGACCGGCGACCCTTCCCGCGCTTCTGCGCCCCCTTCCCTAGCGGCCTCGCGTACGGCTCACCGCCACGGTCCGCGAGGGTCTCAGCGCGCTGGAGGATGCTCCCTCCGACCGCCTCGACCCAGTAGTTCACCTCAGGGCTCGCCCACTTCCCCATCTGGTCGACCCAGGTGTCGACTGCAGCGAGCGGGGAGACGACCAGCACGCGCACCTCCTCGACGCCGAGGCCGAGGGCCAGGACGCACATGTAGTCGATCGTCGTCGCCGTCTTCCCCGTCCCCGGGTCGAAGATCAGCGCCCCGACCCCGCGGCGGCGGAGGAGGTCGCGGAGCCCGCGCTTCTGGTGCTCGAAGCGAGGCGGGCCGCCGGGCACGAAGGGGCGGCTCATGCTCCGGTCACCACCACGATCGCGGCGCCGAGCATCGGGGCGCCGACGAAGAGGAACACCGCGCCGAGGTGAGCGAGGTAGCGGACCCCCTTCCGGGAGCCCTTGAACATGTCGGGGTTCGCGGCGGTCGTCTGCGCGAGGAGGAGGTACAGGAGCCCGGTCAGCACCAGCGCGGCACCGAGGCCGACGCCCGCTCCCGCGAGGATCATCGGTCCTCCTCCTCGACCTCGGTCACCTCGACGCGGAGCCCGCGGTGCTCCGCCAGCGCCACGATGTCCAGGAGCGCCGTCCACGTCTCCTTCCGCGTCCCGATCGGAGCGCCGTAGCCCGTCACCGTCCAGCGGATCCGGCGCTTCGGCCGCTCCTCCCGCACAGGCTCGGTCTTGTCCTGCACGATGTCGTGTTCCAGCTCGGCGTGCTCGATCACCAGACGCTCCGCGTGCGCGGCCGTCCTCCCGAGGAAGCCCTGCCCGCACTCCGGGCAATGCTCCTGCGCCACGGTCTGCCCACTCATCTCGTTCTCCTCTCCGGGGCGGCTCATCGCGGCCACCCGATCCACATCGGTCCGGTGTTCGGGTCCTCGCGCGCGGTGAGCCACTGCCGCTCGAACGCCTCCACCGTCATCCGGCTGTTCCCATCCTGCGTCCACCAGTCCCTCAGCTCCTCGCTCGCGTACTTCGCCGCACGCGCTGAGGTGCCGAGGAACAGGCTGTAGGGGTCCACGCCCTCCTCCCGCCCGAGGGCGTTCAGAAGCTCTCCCCGGCAGTCCGCGGCCGCGCGCTCGTACTGCGCGTGCCGGAACATCTCGAAGTCGTCCCGCATCTCGTTCCAGCGGTCCATAGCCTCGCGGAGGATCACGCTCATCCCTCCGCCTCAATCCGGCGATCCTTCGCGATCGCATCCCAATCCGGCTCGTCGTCGTAGGGCTCGTCGACCTCGAAGCCGTCCATCACCAGCTCGAAGGAGTTCCCCTCGATCAGCGCGTGGAAGGCGGCCTCAGCGTCGTCCTCGTCGGTCACGTCCTCGACCTCGTCGACGATGTGGAAGTAGAGGCCGTCCTCGTCGTGGTCGCCGGTGATCGTCGCCTCCTTGCCGAGCACGTCCCGGAGGTACTCCATGACCTCCGTGGCGGTCGCGTCCGTCTTCTCGACGATGACCGCGGTCCGGTAGGTGACCGTGAAGGTGGGGATGTTCTCGGGGCCGTTGTAGCTCGCCATGTCAGAGCTCTCCGTTCTCGTCAAGGTTGGTGTGCTCAGCGATGATGTCGCCGTTGATGATGAGCTGGATGGTGTAGCCGTCGTCGTCCAGCGTCGACTGGTGGAAGTCGTCCCACGCGCCCTGCTCCGTCTCGGGGGTGGTGGAGGCGACCAGCTCGCCCTCCCAGATGGTGCGGACCTCGTACTCGGGGGCGGGGGCGGTGCGGCTCATGGGGTCCTCCTCGGGAGGGTAGGGGCCGGGGCGGGATGCCCCGGCCGGTGGGGTGATCAGGCGGGGGTGGACGCGAAGGCGGCGAGCGCCTCGGCGTAGTCCTGCTCGGCCTTCGCGAGCTCGTCCCGGGCGCGGAGCGCCTCGGCGTACTCGGTGGCGGTG